TCCAGCAACACGGGCAACCTACGAACCATCGGTGCCGGCTTGTTTGGTGGGCCTCTGACCACGTCGGGAACATCCACCTACACGGGCGCCGACAGCTACGGATTCACGGTCAACAATAACGGCACATTCAAAGCATACTCCGGCCTCGGCTACACCAGGATGCAGGGCTTCTTTGACGGCGCCAATGCGCGGGGAGACTTTTCGCTCAACGTCAACAGCGTCGGCGGCACGGTCGATAACGCTACCGCGGGCACCGCCCTGGTCAAACTCGGAACCACGGCCGGCACGGGTGGCGTCATCTCCCTGCGCGTAGGCGCAGTCAATACGATCCCATCCGATATGCTGACGGTCGCAACCACCGGCATCACGGCGACCGGCGCGTTCACGGCGGCGAGCACGCTGGTTGCCGACCCCAACTCGGCTGCCGTCACGTTCCCCCTCACGGTCGCCAACGCTGGAGCGACCGGGGTCGCGGACGCCACGGCCATCGCTATTACCGCAGGAGGCACCGTCACGAAGCGGACGATGTTCGTGAAGAACAGCAGCGCGAACTCGGGCGGCGCGAACACGTTCTCGATCGTGAACTTCAGCACCGACTCGCTCGTCCTCGGGACGGCAAACACGGCGCGGCTGACCATCGACGGAAGCGGCAATAGCACGTTCTCCGGCACGCTCGCTGTGTCGGGCGGCATGACCACCCTCAGCGTCGCCGGCAGCACTACCCTCACCGGGCAACTCTTCGCCAATGGCGGGGTCGTGCTCGGCGGCGGCGGAACGTACCAAGCCGGGAGCCTCTACACCGACAGCAACTGGGGGATGTTGATGCGGTCGCATCAGGCTTCGCCCGGGGCGGCCGACTTCGGCTTCTATCGCTCGGACGGCGCCGTTGAGTGGGCGCGGTTCGGCGCGGCCAGCGGCCCGCCGATTCAGTTCGGCGCCGCGTTCGGGGATGCCGTCGCGCAGTTCGGCGCGACTCACCCGGTCATCATCCGTTCCAACTGGGCTGGCCTCGGCTTCAACACCTATTACAACGGCGGTGGCGCAGGCGTGAACTACACCCGCGTCTCCGCGAACTACACAGGGCACGTCTCGCAGGATGTCGGTACAGGCGACATCGTATTCGCGATTGGCCCATCCGGGACGGCCGGGAGCACCTACGGGGGGCCGACCGAACGGATGCGGCTCACGAACGCGGGCAACCTCGCGGTGCCGGCAGGGATTACGGTTACCAGCGGCGGCTTCACGTCGTCTGTGAGCTACAACTTGATCTCCTCTGGTGGCGCAGTGGCCGCCCTCACGCTGCGAGCCACCGGCACAGCCACCAAGGGGACCATCTCGGTTCCGCTGGGCGCAGGGACCACCGTGACGCTCGACTACTCCGGCGCGAACTGCGTGTGCAGCCCCGTCAATTTCTTTACGCCGATCACCTGTACGTCGTCCGGCACCACGTTGACGCTTACGCACAACCTCAACAACGCGGTTACCGCGAACTACGTCTGCCTCTAGCCACAGGAGTCCACGCCGATGCTTGCCCTCGTCATCGCCGCCATTCTCGCCCAGGCCGTCCCCTCCGCGTCCAGCACGCCAGCCGCGCCCGCGCAGGCGCCGCAGAAGCCGGTCCGCCCGCCCTGCATCTCCGTCGAGCCGTCGAAGACCACTTGGAAGGTCGAGGACGGCGAGGTCGTCTGCTCGGCGAAGTGCCTGCCGCGCTGGCAGCCCACCGTCTGGGGCAACGTCGTCGAGGTGAAGGAGGGGATCCAGCCGATCCTCTCCTGCTTCTGCTGCGCGAGGAAGTAGCCGTCGTCCGGTAGCGCACCCCGAGCCAGGAGGGGCGGCCCATGTCTCTGCTCTTCCTGTTCGGCAGCCGTGCGCTCACCGCGACGGCCGCGCTCTCGCTTGCGTGCTCCGGCGCCCCGACGCGGGCGATCTCGGGCGCGTCGAGCGTCCAGCTTGCCTGCAACGCGAACGTCGCCCACGCCGCGGCGGAGACGGGCGCAAGCTCCATCGCTGTCGCAGACGCAGGCGTGCCGAAGTCGGCGTCGGGCCTCACGGCGGCCGTCGCCATCTCGGCGGCGCTGGCGGCAACGCCGCGGGAGTCCGACGCCGACGCCGGGGCGAGCGCCCTCCAGATCGCGCTCGCGGGCCCGGTCCTCGCCGGGACGGCTCTCGCAGGCGCGGACGGCCTCGCTCTGGCCGATGCCGCGGCGATTCGCGAGGCCCACGCGCTCGCGGGCAACGTCGCGCTCCAGCTTGCCGGCGGCATGGCGCTCTCCTCGGCGACGGCGCTCTCGGGCGCGGAGTCCGTCTCGCTCGCGTGCGCCGGGACTCCTCGCTCCTCGCTGGCACTCTCGTCGGCGACGGCGATCCAGCTTGCGACCAACTCCCCGGCCCCGACCGAGGCCGATGCCGTCCGGGCCGCGCTCGGCGAGCAGCTTGCCTGCGCCGCCACGGCCTCGGGCGCCTCCGCGCTCACCGGCGCCTGCCCGATCCAGCTTGCGTGCTCGGCCGTCCCGAAGTCGGCCGAGGCGCTCGCCTCCGCGACCGCGATCCAGCTTGCGACGAACTCGCCGGCGATCTCCGCCTCGGGCGCGCTCGCCTCCGCGACCGCGATCCAGCTCGCGACGAACTCGCCCGCGCCCAAGCAGGCCGACGCCCTGGCGGCCGCCTGCCCGATCTCCATCGCTCTCGCCGCACCCGTGCGGATCGGGGCGAACTGCGCCGCGACCATCTCCTTCGCCGACGCCGGCGCGATCATTGAGTCCGACAGCCTCGCGACCGGCATCAACGAGATCCGGCTCTACGCCAGCGTCATGCCGCTGGGGACAACTCAGTTTGCGGGCGCGGCAGGGATCTCGCTCCTCTGCGCCGCGACGCCGACGGCTGGGCTGGCGCTCGCGGGAGCGGACACGATCGCCCTGGCCGGCGGATCTGTCCCGCGCGAGTCCGACGCCCTCTCCGCCTCCTGCGCCGTCCAACTCTCCGCCGCCTCCTCACTCGCCGCGCAGGGCGCCATCCAGGCCAGCGACGCTCTCGCGCTCGCCGACGCCGCCAAGCCTTCGGTCGGAGCGAACTGCGCCTCGACGCTCTCACTCGCGCTCTCCGCGCCACCGCTCGCCGCCAAGCCGCTCTCCGGCGCAGAGTCCATCTCCATCGGCTGCGCGGGAGCCCCGGGCGGGACCCTCTCGCCCGTCCTGGCCTGCTCGATCGCCATCGCGGCGACGGCCACGCCGACGGCCCGCCTGACTCCGACCGGGGCTGTCGCCGACGCGCTCGGCCTTGCTTCCATCCCAACCTCGGCCGATGCGGTAGCGGGCGCCGGGCCGCTGTCCATCGCCCTCGGGGCCTCCCCGGGCGGAGTGAGCGCCATCTCGTGCGCGGACCCGATCTCCCTGGCCGGCGCGGGCGGCATCTCGGAGGCCGACGCCATCTCTGGCGCCTGCCCGATCTCCCTCGCCCTCGCCTCCGTCCCGAAGGCCAGCGAGTCGCCCGCGGCGTCGGACGCGCTCTCGCTGGCCTGCTCCGCGGCGCCGGCTGCGACCTCCGGCGTGACGGCTGCCTCCGGGCTCCAGATCGCCCTCGCGGCGGCCCCGTCCAGCAGGGAGGCCCCATCGGCGTCCAGCGCCATCGCGCTCGCCGACTCTGCCGCTCCGGCCGTGGCCCTCGCCTACCAGAGCGCCACCGAGGCGATCCAGATCGCGTGCGCCGCGACCGTCTCGTTCTCCGGCGCCGTCATCGCCGCCTGCGCCGACCAACTCGCCCTCGCCGCCACGCCGCGGGCAGCCGAGGCGATCTCCGGCGCGGCGTCCGAGCAGATCGCGCTCTCCGGCAGCCCGGCGATCGGCATGGGCTGCGCCTCGGCCCTCGCGCTTGCCTGCGCCGCAGCGCCCGCGTGTGCCGACGCACCCTCGGCTGCCGATCCGCTGCAGCTTGCCTGCTCGGCCCTCCCCGCGATCGGAGCGTCGGCCGCCTCCTCGCTCTCCCTGGCGCTCTCTGGGGCGCTCTCGCTGGCCGCCCCGCTACAGGGCTCGGACTCCCTCCAGCTTGCCGCCACGGGCACGCCAGCGGCCTCCTTGGGCCTCGCCGGCGCCGTCGCGATCCAGGTGGCCGACGCGGCGGTCCCGACAGAGCTTGGCGGCTCGATCACCGGCGCCGCACCGATGCAGATCGCCTGCGCGGGCACCCCGCGGGCCGCCGATGCCATCGCGGGGGCCTGCGGCGAGCAGCTTGCCCTTGCGGCGACCCTCTCCGCCGCGGAGGCGCTCCAGGCCGCCGGGGCGATCTCCCTCGCCGATGGCGCCACCCCCACGCCCGGCGGAGCCCTGTCCGCGGCCTCGGCGATCTCCATCGCCGACGCGGCGGGCCCGACCGTCTCCGAGGCGCTCTCGGGCGCCGACCTGCTGGCCCTTGCCGGCGCGGGAGTGCCGTCCGCCGCCGGAGGCGTGTCCGGCGCGATCGGACTCGCCCTCGCCGACTCGGCCACGATCAACGGCGGCGGGTCGCTGACGGCTGCGTCGGCCGTCTCGCTCGCCGATGCGTCCGCCCCCAAGGCGGCCGAGGCCCTCTCCGGCGCCGCGACGGAGCAGATCGCAGGCTCCGCCGCGCCCGCCACGGCCGACGCATCGACGGGCGCTTCGGCGATCTCGCTCGCCTGCGGGGCCTCGCCGTCGTCCGGCCTGTTCATCTCCCTGGCCGGCGCCGACGGGCTGTCGATCGCCTGCGCGGCCTCGCCCAAGGAGGCCGACGCCCTCACGGCTGCCTCCGCGCTCGCCATCGCGCCGTCGCTCTCGGTCACGAACCAGAACCTCGCCCTGGCCGGCGCCTCGTCCTTGTCCCTCGCGGACGGCGCGGCGCCATCGCTGGTTCTGCCGATCTCCGGCGCGGCGTCCGTCCAGGTCGCGGACGCGGGAGCCCCGGCGACGACCTGCCGGCCTCTCGGCTGGGCTCCGGCCTCCATCGCCCTCGCCGGAGCCCCTTCCGGGCCGCTCGCGGGCTCCCTGGCGATCGGCCTCGCGGCGACGGCCTACGGGACCGGCCCCGTGTCGATGGGCGGCTTCTCGCTCCTGTCGATCACCGACCTCGCGGCGCCGAGCGGCCCCCTCGCTGGCAACTGCGGCATCGGACTCGACCTCTCCGGCCGGCCCTCGGGCAGCATCGCGGGCGCGGCCTACATTTACACGACCGCCTCGGCGCGACCCTCCGGCCCTCTTTCGGGCTCCTGCGCGATTGGGCTCGCGGACGCGGCGACCCCGACGACCCCGCCGGCGGCGGTCGCCTCGATCGCCCTGGACTGTGCGGCGGTCCCGTCCGCCAGCAACCCGCTCGGCGACATCCGGCTCTCCCTCGTCGGCGACATCCCGGTCGCCATCGGCCTCACGGCCCAGACCACCCCGCTCGGCTCGCTCACCGGCGCCGGGAGCATCGCCCTCTCCGCGGCGGGCGTGCCGTCCGGGCCGCTCTCGGGCGCGTGCCTCATCCAGGTCAACGACCAGGGCTCGCCGTTCGGGTCGTTCGCCGGGGCGGCCTCGCTCTCGCTGGCCGCGTCAGCCGCGCCCTCCGGCCCGCTCGCCGGGACCGGCCCGCTCTCCCTCGCGCTCGGCGCGGCGGTGTCCTCGCAGATCGCGAACGCTCCCGTCCTGTTCGCGGGCGACGTGGCGATCGGCCTCGGCCTCGCCGGCTCCGTCGCGGAGGCCCAGGCGCTCGCGGGCGACTCCGCCGCGTCCATCGGCGACGCGATCGTCCTCGCAGCGCAGTTCTCCCCGGCCCTCCCCTGCCCGCTGTCGCTCGCCGACGCGGCGATCGTGACGGCGCTCCTCGGGCCGCTCGGGGATGTCGCGTTCTCGATCGCGCTCCAGTTCTCGGCGCCATCCACACAGGCCGCGCTGACCGGCTCGCTGGCGATCGGCCTCGCCGACTCGGCCAACGTCTTCTCCGGCACCTCCGCGATCTCGCTCACCGGCTCCGCGGCCATCGCCGCCGTCACGAGCCCCGCCCTCGCCTCCGCGATCTCGCTGGCGGACGGAGCGACTCTCCTGCGCGGGCCCTCCGCCGCCTGCGCGCTGCAACTCGCTCTCGCGGCCTCGCCCCGGAGCGGGCTCCTCGGGGCCTCCTCGGTCGGACTCGCGCTCTCGGCGGCGGGCTCGGTGCTCCTCCAGGCGCAGGGCTCGGACGCGATCGGGCTCGCCTACGCGGCCCAGATCCGGGAGGCCGGCGAGGCAGGCGCGAGCGACCAACTCGCCCTCGGCCTGTCGGCGATCCCGTCGCTCGTCTCCCCGCTCGCCGGGCAGTTGACGAGCAACCTGCTCGACGCGGCGGTCACGGCGCAGGTCGCTGGACTCGCAGGCAATTCTCAGTTGACGGCTGCGCTCTCGGCGGCGGCATCGCTGACCGCTCCGACGCTCGCGGCCGCGGGGATCTCCCTCGCGGCGGCGGGCGCACCGGCCGAGCAGTTCACCCCGGCGGCAGCCTCCGCCGTCTCGGTCGCCCTCGCCGGCGCCCTCTCCCAGCCGGCCGCGCTCGCAGGAGCGGACGGGATCTCGCTCGCCGACGCGGCCGCCGGCACGACGGCGATCGGCCTCTCGGGCTCCTCGGGGATCGCCCTCGCCGACGCGGCGGGCTCCGGCGGCTCTGCCATCTCCCTCGTGGGCAATCTGCCGCTGTCGCTCGGAGAATCCGGCGCCATCGCGGAGGCGGACGCCCTCGCTGGCTCCGTCGCGCTCGCCCTGGCCGGCTCCGGGGGGATCGCCCTCTCGACCGGGATCGCGCTGTCCGGGTCGGACGGGATCTCGATCGGCGCGGCGGGAGTCCCGGCTGCCTCCGGCGCGCTCGCGGGATCGTCGGCGATCAGCCTCCAGGCGGCGGCGTCTCCCGGCGCGGCCCGGGCGCTCGCCGGCTCCCTCGGGCTCTCGCTCGGTGCGGCCGCTGCTCCCGGGTGGGGGCTCGGCTCCGCCGACACCACGGTGGATCTCATCGGGCGGCAACTCGCGGCGATCTCCGTCGCCGGCCGGCGCTCCGGCCCGTTCGACCTCATCGGCCGGCAGCTTGCCGTGCTGACCCTCGTCGGACAGGCCGACCCCGACGTGCTCTTCGACGGCGCGCTGCTCTAGCGGGAGGCCGACATGACGGTCCTCCTTCTCCTCCGCAGCCCGGTGCTCGCGCTGGCTGGCTCGGTCACGCTCTCGCTCTCGGGCGCGGCGATCCCGTCGAGGCCCATCACCTGCCCGGCGCAGGTCGGGCTCGCGGCCGGGGCGACGATCACCAGCCGCTGCGCGCTGTCCGGCGCGTCGGCTGTCGCGCTCGCCGGCGGTGCCGTCGCCGACCGGCCGATCTCGGCAGCGGGCGTCATCGCCCTCGCCTGCGCCGCGGTCCCGAGCGCACCTCTCTCGGGCGCCTCCGGGCTCCGGCTCTCGGGCGCGGCCGCCATCGCTCAACTCTTCGGCGCCACCTCGCCGATCGCGCTCTCGCTCGGCGCTGCGCCGGCAGCCAAGGAGGCGCTGCTCGGCGCGGACGGCCTGCCGATCGGGGCCAGCGCCCAGGCGTCGGCCCAGGCGTCGCCGCTCGCTGGTGCGGCGATCCAACTATTCGGGATCTCCGAACCGTTCGCCTCGGCATCCCCCGGCGCCCCGGTCGGCGTCTCGCTCGCCCTCGCAGGATCGCCGGTCGCGCTCGCGACACCGGCGGCAGGAGAAATGCTCCAGCTCGCCGGTTCGGCTGTTCCGGCGGCGTCCATCCCGGTTGCTGGCACGGCCGGGGCGCTCCTTGTCGCTGCCGCGGCGCCCGCCAGCGCCACGCAGCCGGCCGGCGGGCTGGGGCTACAGGTCGGCGCGCAAGCCGCGACCGCTGTCGCGCTCCCGGCGTCGGGAGCAGCACAACTCGGGCTCGCCGGCAGCGGCGTCGCGGCGGCGGGAGCGGCGGCGGGGGCGGCGGCACCGCTCCGCATCGACCTGGGCGGCGGTCCCGCGGCGGCGGTCTTCGGCGCGGCGACCCTGCGCCTCGACCTCGCGGGGACGCCGGACACTGGGCGCTCCGCGACGGCCGGCCTCGGGCTCTCGCTCGGCGGCGCACCGGCGGTCTTCTGCGGCCCTGGCGGCTTGGCCGCGCTCTCGCTCGCTGGCCTCGCGGCGGCCGACATCGACCGGCCGCTGCCGCTGAACGGAAAAACGGCGCCGAATCTTTCGCTCGTTGGCGTGCAGCAAAAGACCCTTTCCTTCGCGGGCCACGCAGGATCAAGCCCCGCCGCTCTCGTCGGCCGCGCAGGGCCCGTGATCGCGCTCGCCGGGGCCGCCTCTTCGGTCTTCGCGCTCCAGGGCGCGGCAGACCCAGAAACCAACCAGCAGTAGGAGGCCCGGATGGCGACCCAGCAAAACTTCTCCGCGTTCGCGGGGGAGACGGTGACGATCAACGTGAGTTGCAACCGCTCGGACGGCACGACCCCGATCGACCTGACCGGCGGGACCGTCAAGTTCGGCATCAAGAAGCGGGTCGCCGATGTCGCCTTCGTCGTCCAGAAGGTCGCCGTGCAGGGCGGCGCAGCGAACCCCGACGTGACGTTCAGCGACGCCGTCAACGGCCTCGTGACGTTCGTCCTCCGTCCCGCCGACACGACCTCTGCCGGCGCCTTCGCCTACGACGTTGTGGTCGTCGAGGCGAACGGCACCGAGTCGGTCCAGGGCCTCGGCCAGTTCCTCTTCACCGACCACCCGTCGAGGTAGCCCGTGACGACCCCCTACGCGAACACCGCCACCGCGACGGCACAGATCGCGCTCACAGCCGGAACTCCAGCCCTCGTCGGGGCCGGGTCCGCCGGGGCGAGGCTCGCGAGCGCCCTCATCTGGCGCGGCCTCTCGCTCGACACCTCCGCCCAGGTCTTCCTCGGGCCAACCTCCGGCGTCACGGCCGCGAACGGCTGGCCGATGCAGGCCGGGATCATGGAGGAGCGCGCCCGCGGGCCCGCCATCGCCATCTACGCCGTCTCCAACGTCAACACCGTGCTCTTCGTCGAGGAGGAGTCCTAAATGCGCGCCCCCATCGCTCTCGCCGTCCTGCTCCTGTCAGCGTCGGCCGGCGCCGCCACCTTCACGACGCTCACGCCTGACGTGATCGCCTCCGGCACGCTGTCGGCGGCCTGCGCCGACGCCTCGATCAACGCCTGCCCCGCGAACTCGACCGTGCAGGTCGCGATTGCCGGCGCCGGCGGCTGCGGCTTCAACATCCCGACCTCGACGACGCTTGTCGGCACGGTCAAGGCCGACTACTCCTACGACGGGGTGGGGTGGGTCGGGTCCGCGCTCGTCGATTCGCTCGGCAACGGGCTCTCCTCGACCACGACTGCGAGCGGCGCCGCGAAGGCGCTCTCGGTCGCGCTGGCCGGAGGAGCGCGCTACTGCCGGGTCCGGGCATCAGCCGTCACGAGCGGCAGCGCGGCCGCGACGGTGATCGCCACGATCGCGCCCACCATCGGCAACGCGATTCAGGGCTCTGGCTCCGCCGGTACTCCTGCCGCCGGCGTCGTCACGGTCCAGGGGATCTCCGGCGGGCAGCCTCTCGCCGTCACCGGGACGACGGGCGGCGCAACAACCCTCGGCGATGCGCTGGCAAACCCAACCGACGCGATGAAGGCCGGAGCGTATCAACTGGGCTGGAACGGCACCGCCTGGGAGCGCGCGAGCAGCGGCGGGACCAACATCGACACCGAGGCCGTCGTGACCGCGGGGGCCGCGGAAACCGAGGCGCACAACATGGTGTTCAACGGGACAACCTGGGATCGGATGCGCGGCGCATCCTCGACGGGCCTGCTGATCACGCCAGCGACGGCTAGCGCGGCAACGACGGCCGGAACCTGCTCCGCCGTGACGACCTCCAACGCCCTGCTGGCGGCTCGCACGGCCCGGATCGGCGCGCTGGCGACATCGCTCTCGACCAACACGGTCCGCGCTCGCTACTCGTTCAGCGGCACGGCGACCGCGACCCAGATGCCGCTCGAACCCGGTCAGTCTCTGAGCCTCGACGGCACCTACAAGGGAGCCGTCGCCTTCATTTCCGAAACCGGCGCCTCCATCACGATCTGCGTTTCCGATTGGTGACCCATGAGCATCGCACAGTGGATTCCAGGCGCAGCGCAGCCGTTCGACAACCTGCCGTCAGCCGACCGCCTCATCATCGCGATCGACTGCGGTGACGCAGACGGTTCCCTGAAGGTCATGATCGGAGGCGAGACGGTCGCCTTCCAGTGCGCCGGCACCGCGCGCCTCGCGCCTCCGCTGGTCGTCCTCCGCGAGGACGCCATGTCGCTCGCGTTCGAGGCCAGCAGCGGGGCGCCGGCCGACCCGACGTTCACCATTCGCTACCTGGGAGCCTACTGATGCGCCGATCATTCCTCATGGGCGGGCTCGCCGCCCTCGTCTCCGTGGTCTTGGTCGGCGCGGGCATCTCGCAGATGCCGCTCCAGGCCCAGAACGCAGGCACGCCGCTCGGCGCGGCGACGGTTCTTAACTGCTCCGGTAGCTCGACCTGCTCGCTGACGGGCGGCATCCTCACGATCTCCAGCCCGTCTTCGTCTTCGGGCGGCGGCGGCGGCGGGCACACGATTCAGGACGAGGCCGTTTCGCTGACGGCTAGAACCAACCTCAACTTCACCGGGGCGGGCATCTCGTGCGCCGACAACGCGGGATCCACCAGGACCGACTGCACCGTCGCGAGCGCGGGCATCACCCCTGGAGGGTCCGCGTCGAGCGTGCAGTTCAATGCTGGCGGCGGTTCGCTGGGCGGCCTCGTCTACGCAGCCAGCGACGGGGCTGGCTACCTGACGCTGCCCTCGTCTCCCATTCCAGCGCCGCCCACCAACGGGGCCACGTTGTTCGCCAGGACGCGAGCCAATCGGGCGCTGCTCGCGTGGATGGCACCCTCGGGGGTTGACCAGTTCGCACAGCCCGCCATCTGGTCGAACGGCGTCGGCTACACCATCTTCACGGGCGCGTCCGCAGGCAAGTCGGACGCCGGATGGGCTACCACGGCCGTAGGCACGGCTGCCGCTGCCGTTTTCTCCGGCGGCACAATGGCATCGTCTACGAAGCGCGCCCCGTACAGCACGGGCGCGACCAACGGCACGGCAGCCGGCATCTACGTCTCGTCCCCTGCGACTTTCTGGCGAGGCAACGCAGCGGGCCTGGGCGGCTTCTTTTGCCAGTTTCGCTGGATCAACCATGTGCCGCTGTCCACGTCGCAGGCATTTATCGGGCTGTCCACAAACATCGGCGCTCCCTCCGGGACGCAGGCCGTCGTCAATGCGACTTCTTCGCTCTTCGCGGGCTGGTCAAGCGCCTCCACCACCGCCGCCCTCTGTGGGAATGACGCGACCGGAAGCGCGACGTGCGTGGACTGTGGCGCCAACTTCGCGAAAAACTCGCCCACGTCCACGTTCGCGCTGTCCATCTACTCGGCCCCGTCGAGTACGACTGCGAGCCTGGAGTTGAAGCGGCTGGATGTGGACATCGCATCCTGTACCACCACGTTCAGCGCGGTCGGCGGTCTGCCTAGCAACACGTCGTTCCTGGCTCCGCGCATCTACGCTGCGAACGGGTCCGCGGCCAACTTCGGTATCAGCTTCATCATGATGTACTGCGAGAGCGACAACTAGGAGGCACGACAATGCGCCGCGTTCTTCCGCTCCTCCTGCTCTTGATCGCAAACGAGGCGAGAGCCGATCCGGTTCTCGACGGCTCTTGGCTCGACGGCAGCGTGGCCGGCAACGGCACCGTCAACGTGACGACATCGACCATCACGCTCACGACGAGCGGGCCGGATCGGCTCATCGTCGCGATCTGCGGGAATGCGCCGTTCACAGGTGGCGTCCACATTTCGTCTGTTGCTGGCGGCGGGCTCGCTTGGACGAAGCGAGTCAGCGCCAGTAGCGGCGGCGTATGGAACTTCGCCGAGATCTGGACAGCGTCGGCCCCAACGCAACTGACCGCACAGGCGATCACGCTGACCATGACTGCGCCCGACTCTGGGATCATCATGTTTCACGTCGCAGCTCTCACCGGGCACAACATCGCGAACCCGTTCGGCTCGTCCCCTGCGTCGATCTCGCAGAACGCTGCGCCGGCAGTAGCCGCGTCGATCACGATCACCGCCGACGCCGCCGGATCGCTGATCCTGGGAGCCTGGGTCGCGTCGTCGCTGTCGGGCGCGTCCTGGCCTGCGCTGGCAAACACGACGTACATCCGGCAGATCGGGTGGGCATCCGACAACGAGAACGCGGCAGCGGGCTACCTGACCAGCGGTCCCGGTGCCGTGACGTTCGGATCTGCGACCGTGACGACCAACGCAGACCTCGGCGCTGTCGCCCTGGAGATCCTGGCCGCTCCGTCCGGCGCAACAGCCCCCCGCCTTGCGCCAACCCGCCGCTTCGGGTTCCGCGTCGGAGGCCCGTGATGCTCCCCTGGCTTCGGTTCTGGGCGATCTACGCCTGCGTCCCCGGCTGCCTGCCGCAGTAGATCCACTCCCGTCCCGAGGTAGCCGATGGCCTTCCTGCCCCGCCGCAGCGGCATCATCACGGCCGTCATCCTCGACCTCGCGTCGGCGGGTGGCGGCGGGCCCGTCTCCGACACCGGAGCCGGCAGCGTCAGCCTCGCGCTGTCGGCCGCCCCGTCGGTCAAGTACGCACTCACCGGCGCGGACGCGATCTCGGCGGCGGACGCCGGTGCGCCGACGGAGGCTCTCGCGCTCGTCGGCGCCGACGCGGTGTCGCTCGCCCACGCCTCCACCGTGAAGGCATCCGGCGCCCTCGCGTCTGCGGCGGCCATCTCCTGCGCCCTCGCGGCGACGCCGGCGGGCGCCGATGCACTCACCGCGGCCTCGGCGGTCGCTCTCGCCGACGCATCGGCGATCTCCTTCGGGCAGGCCAAGACCGGCGCGGTCGCCATCGCCATCGCCGACGCTGGCACGCCCGTGGCCGGTCTTGCCCTCGCGGGCGCCGACTCGATCTCCTTCGCCCACGCCTCCGCCATCAGCACGGGAGCGAGCGGGGCCCTTGCTGGTAACTCGGCGGTCGCGCTGGCCGGGGCTGCGACTCCAACGAGCGCAGACTCCATCTCCGGCGCGGCCGCCGAGGCGCTGGCCGGAGCGGCGACGCCCTCCCAGGCTCTCGCGCTCACCGGCGCAGAGGCCATCGCCCTAGCAGCGGCAGCGCCGCCCCTCGCGGCCGGAGCCGTCGCCTCCGCGACCACGATCGCGCTCGCCGACGCCGGCGTTCCAGCCCAGGCGCTCGCCGAGCAGGGCGCCGTCACGGCCTCGCTCGCCGACGCCGCCGTGCCGGTCGCGGCGGCTGCACCGACCGCCGCCGACGCACTCCAGGTCGCACTCGCCGCCGCGCCCAGGATCGGCCCCTCGGCCGCCGTCGGGCTCGCTCTCGCCGACGCGGCCGCTCCGACCTCCGCCGACGCGCTCACCGGCGCGTCCTCGATCTCCTCCGCGCTCTCGGGCGGCATCAGCACGGGCGCCTCCGGGTCGCTCTCCGGCGCCTCCGCGATCAGCCTCGCCGAGACGGCGACGCCCACGGCCGCGGGCGCCCTGTCCGGCGCCGAGGGGATCTCCCTCGCCGCGTCCGGCTCCGTCGCCGCCGCCGGTCAACTCTCCGCGGCCGACGCGCTCGCGCTCGCGGGCACAGCGACTCCGGCCGCAGCCGAGGCGGTCGCCGTCGCCGGACCCATCTCGCTCGCCGGCTCGTCCGCCCCGGCAGAGGCCGCCTCCCTCGCCTCGGCGATCAGCGAGCGGCTTGCCCACGCATCCACGCCGGCCGCCGCCGACGCGCTCGTGGGCGCGTCCGGGCTCCAACTCGTCCACGCCTCGGTCCCGTCGCTCACCTCCTCGGGCGCGCTGTCCGGCGCGGGCGCCATCTCCATCGCCGGCTCGGCGCAGCCGGCGGCCGCGGAGTCCATCTCCGGCTCGGACGCGCTCTCCTTGGCGCTCGGAGCCGCTCCGGCCTCCGGGACGTTCCTCCAACTCACCGGCGCGTCGTCGCTCTCCCTGTCCGCCGCCGGCGCTCCCGGCGCAGGGGCGACCTCCGGCTGCCCTGTCTCGATCTCGCTGGCCCTTGCGGCGCCGCCGAAGTCCGCCAGCGCCCTCGCGGGCCCGGCCCCGCTTCGTCTCGACCTGGGCGCAGCGCCGCTCGAAGCGGTCCCGCTCACGGGAGCCTCGGCGCTCCACCTCGGCGACGCGGCGGTCCCCGACCGGCCCATCGCGGCCGCTTCCGGGTTCTCGCTCGGCGATGCAGGCACCCCGCGGGCGCTCTACGGGCTCCTCGCCGGCGACGCCATCTCGCTCTCGCTGGCCGGCACGGTCGGCGCGCAGAATGCTCTCGCGGCCTCGTGCGCCCTGTCGATCGACCTCGGCGCCTTCCTCGAACTCGTCCACGTCCAAAACACGACGGGCGCGGTGGCGCTCGCCCTCGCGGACCGGGCCGCCCCGAGGCGCGACGGCGGGGTCGTCGTCTCGACGGGCGCGAGGAGCATGACGGCCTCGCGCAACCTCTCGGTCGCCGCCGGCGCATCCTTCGCGATCGTGGTCGCCTGCCGGCGTCGCAACGGCCGGACGCCGATCAACCTCGCCGGCGCGACCCTGCGCTTCGGGGTCCGGCGCAAGCTCGACGGCGCGATGCTGCTCCAGAAGTACGGGCCGTCGCAGGACATCCTCGTGCAGGATCAGGCGGCCGGCGTCGTCGGGATCTACGTTCGCGCCGGCGACATCGCGGCGTCGGGAAGCCTCGCCTACGACGTGGTGCTCGTGGAGCCGGACGGGACGGAGAGCGTGCAGGCGTTCGGGACGCTCGTCTCGACGGCGCACGCGACGGCGGCGTGAGAGCTCGAGCGCGCCCTCGGGCGGCTCGCGATCGCCATCTCCTGCATCTCCTGCAAGAACCAGCGTCAGAAACCCGTCAGGCCCGGACTACAACGTCGCAACATGCCGCGATCTTGAGATAACGCCGAAAGACAGCCAATGACGCAACCCGGGGCTCGGGGGTTCGAGTCCCGTACACCCCGCCAGTTTTGGGCCCGTAAGCAGAGATGCTTACGGGCCTTTTTGTTGTCAGGAAACGCTTGCAGGAGATTGCAGGAGATTCGGGGTCGGGCCCAGAGCTAGCACCCTGCCCTCCCGCAGCTCGATCTTGACCGACAGGACGGCGGCGCAGAGCCGGTCCCACTCGGCATCGGTGTACTGCGAGAGCACGTCGCCGGCCCGCCCATGCACGATCCACTTCACCGCCTCGCGGTCCCGGCAGGCATTCTCGGCCAGCGTCGCGAACGTCCTCCGGGAGTCGTGCTGGCGCCGCACGCGCAGCTCCAGCCGCTCGAGGTCCTCGTGGAACTTCTTGAGGCCGTGGTTCACCGAGCGGTTCTTGCCCTTGCGGCTCGGCGCGATCAGGTCGTCCGGCTTCGGGTCCTGGCCGAACATCTCCTTCCAGCCGGTGAGCTTCCATGCCGCTAGCACCTTCGCGAGCGTGGGGTGGACGGGCACCTCCCGTCCCGGGCCAGCCTTCACGCCCTTCTCCTTCTTGGAGCGGACGTTGTAGCTCGCGCTGATCTCGAGGCAGGCGAGCGGCACCCGCGCCTCGATATGACGCCACCGGAGCGCGGCCATCTCGCCGAACCGCGCGCAGCCGAGGAACAGAAGCGCGTAGATGACACGCCGGTCCTGCGGGACGCTCGCATCGCTGATGAGCTGCTCGACCTCGGTCGGGAGGAAGATCGCCGTCTTGCGCCACCGGGGATCGACATCCCGCGGCTTCGGCATGTCCTCGCGGGAGAGGATGAACGGCGACGCGACGATGAGTTCCTCGAACTGGGCCGCGCGGAAGAGCGACCGGCCGGTCGAGTAGATGTTGCGCCGGGTCCGGGGCGCCAGGCCGGCGAGCTCGAGCTCGTCCATCATCTTCCGGACCATCTTCGGCTTCACCTCGACGAGCAGGCTTCCGCCGAAGCGCGGGTAGATGTGGTGCTTCAGGTGGCTCTCGTCGTCCTGCCAGCTCGGGAGCCGCTTGCGCCGCTCGAGCCACTTCTCGCCGAACGATCGGACCGTCACGATCCCGGTCTCGTCGGCGAAGGCCTCTCGCTCCTTCAGCTCCCGTTCGATCTTCCTGGCGATGGACTCGGCGGCCTTCTCCTCGCCGACCTTGCAGGGCGTCACCCGCTGGACCCAGCGGCCGTTCTCCTTGAACTCGACGTACAGCTTCCCGCCCCTCTGCTGGACGCGGGCGCTCCAGTCCTTCGGCACCAGGACCTCCTCGGTCACCGCCCTCCCCCTCCGGGCGCGCGTCCGAGGATGTGCCTCACGCTACGGTCGATGTCCACGGCGTCGGGCTGCTTCTGCCAGCCCATGAAGGCCCGGAAGTCGGCCAGCCGAATCCGCCACTCCCGGGAGCCCTTCGGCTTGGCCGCGGGGAGGTTCCCCCGCTCGATGTGGTCGGCGATCGTGCCAGGCTCGAAGGCCCCGAGCTTCGCGGCCTGCGCCACCGAGAGCCAGGAGTCGGGCGAGGTGGGGTCGTTCGCAGGGGTGACCTCGCGGAGCAGGCGCGGGAGCTCCTCGCGGAGAGCGGCGGCGACGGCGGCCTTGATCTCGTCCTGAAGGGCGCTCACCTGTCACTCCCGCGCTGGTAGTGCGCCGCCCACTGCTCGGCGATCTCCTCGGCCGATGACCGCTTCGCCCGGAGCCGCTCGATCTCCTGCTCCAGCCGGTGGTAGCCGGCGCGGAAGCAGGCGACCCGCTCCTCGGCGTCGAGCGGGCGGTCCTGCGGGTGTGGCTGGTGGCAGACGGCGCAGATCATGGCTTGCCATTCGCTTTCGCCAGCGCGCCCTCTATGATTCTCCGCGCCGTGTCGCTTGGGCCGCCGGGGATGCTGCCAATGGTCGAGATGGCATCCAGCGCGCCACGCAGCGCCTCGTACATCTCTGGCGCGGCGCAGATGAGGCGGACAGTGTCGTCGTCCTCTGGATTCCAGTCCGGCACTGTCACCCAACCGAGCGCCACCCCTGGCTCGACGGAGAGCAGCAAGCGTCGCATGTTGCGCTTCGGATTGATGCCCGGCGCCCACGACAGATGCCAGGGCCTCTTTGTCCGCACGATCATCGCGATACTCCCATGCGCGGGACCAAGTCCGTCGCAGACCCAATCCACGCAGGCGCCTCGCTTCTTATTGGTCCGCTTCTGGTGCCAGCCGAAGTTGTGACTGGGGTGGCGGCACTCGCCGCGGCATCGTTCGTCGTGCTCGGAGTTCCAGCTTCCGCCGCTCATCGTCCGCCCCCTTGCGCGAGCTTCTTCGCCACGAGCAGGAGAACGAGGTAGCCGCAGAGGTCGCGGGCGGTGTCCTCGTCGCTGGCGGCCTCGCCGGTCGTGCGGATGCGCGAGAGCTTGTCGTCGATCCGCACCCGGATCTGCTCCACCGGGTCTGCCCGCGAGAAGATCCGGGCCGGCTCCAGCGCCGAGTTGCCGTACTTGGCGTTCTTCTCCAGGAGGAGGGACTTGATCTCGTCGCAGGTCGCCGAGATGAGGGAGCGCGGGTCAGCCACGGGGGTACACCTCTGCGAGGGCGGCGCGGGCCTGCTGTTTCAGCGCTTCACCGATCACCGGGACTGGGTGCGCATCCAGGTAGGGCAGCAGCGCCTGCAGAGCCACCATCAGCCGGTCGCACTTCTCCTGCATCTCCAGGCTCTCCTTCTCTGCTTCGCGTCGGTCAGCCCATGCGACGTCGAGTTGCTCCCGTTGCAGGTCCAGCAGCGCGAGCAGGTCCTGCGCCTGGGTGTCGGCCCGCGTCAGTCCGGAGTGGCGCAGGTAGCCGGACAACTCGGCCTCGGCGGCATCGGCGCGGGCCTCCGCAGCGCGCAGGGGGTGCGTGGGACAGACCGCGAGGTGTGCTCGGGCCTGGTCCTTCGTCGACAGGGCGCCGCACCACGAGCAGATCGAGTCCACGGCCTTGTCCTGTAGCGCGGCGATAGCGTCAGCCACGGCCCTGTCGGCCTCGTCGCGCTCCTTCTCCGCCTCTTCGGCGCGTGCGCGCTGCCGCTCGACCTCCGCCCGCAGCTCGCCGCGCTGCTCGATGGCCATGTTGAAGTTGGCCTCCGCGATGGACCTGAACGTCGCGTGCGCTGACTTCTGCCGCTCGATCTCGGCGCGAGCCTCGTTCAACTCCTTCGCCATCCCGTTCAACTCCTGGCGGTCGTCGCAGGCGCGGAAGTCGTCGCACTCGCCTCCGTAGCGCTGGCAGCGGGGGCATTGGGAGGTCACGCCGTCCTCCGCAGCCGCCGCAGGAACACCACGCACTCCCGACCCATGCCGTCCTGCACGGTCCCGTAGGGCCGCTCCGAGTCCTGGTCGTGCTGCGGACACCCGGAGGCGGGCTCCGAGCACGGAATCGCCTCGTCGCGGTCCAGGTTGATCGAGCCGACACTGCCCCTCCCGCACGAGCCCCAGCAGATGGAGCCGACGTCGATCCCGAGCCTCTCGTGGGCCCTCAGCGGCAGCGCGTAGAGTCGGGTCGTCACGCCGCCTCCGTCGCGCGCTTGGCGCAGGTGAGGTCCGCGACGCTGTGCACCACCGGGATCCCGAGCCGCTGCGCCTCGGCGACCTCGCGATCGGCTCCCGGGGAGTCGCCGGGGATGCGGAGGACGGCGTCGCACTTCGCGAGCGTGGCGAGGTCGAGCCGCATCCAGGTCTCGTAGGTGCGCTCGATGTCCAGATCCAGGTGGGTCAGCAAATGCGGCACGACCGGCGCGTGGCCTGCGTTGATCACGAGTTGGGCGGCGTCGATCGCGCGTTGGATGTTGGCGGGCCACGCGGGGCGGCTGCCCAGCGGTCCCGCGATGTAGACGACGAGGGGGGTCATGTGGCCTCCGGCTCGCCGAACATTTCCAGGAGCGGCTGCGTCGAGCCGTCCGCGAAGACCTTCTCGAGCAGCTCGTCGGCGTGCGGCTCGTCGCCGCTCCATCCATCGGGCCACTGACCGGCCGCGAGCAGCTCCTCGATGCGGGAGACCTCCTCGGCGTTGAGCAGGTCGATGCCAGGGCGACCGGCCCGCGCGGCGCCAGCGTTCACCTCGGCCTGGATGGCGAGCACGCGGGCGAGAGCAGCGCGCCTGGCCTCGAGCGTGAGCGGCCCCATGCGCTGCGGGTTTTTGGCGAATCCGCCGCCTTTCAGCGGCTCGAGGCCCGCCTTCCTGAGACGCACCTTCGGCTCGCGCAGCTCGCGGTAGAGCGGCCGCAAGAGCTTGAGCGGCGCGAGGTGCGCCCACGCCGGCATCGCGACCACCGAGTCCAGAGCCTTGTCCTGCTGCGCGAGCGGGCACCCGACGCAGCCGGTGCGCGCGTTGATCTCCTCGGCCTCATCGCCACCGTAGGCGTCGGCGATCATCCTGGTGGACCAGTCGCCATACTCCGCCATCGGCGCCCAGTGCTTGAGCCACTCCCAGATGTGGCAGACCCGCCAGTGGAGCAGTGGCGCGAGCGTGTCGCAGAGCGCCTCGGGCAGCGTCTCCTGATACCAGCCCTGGCCGCACTCGCCGCCGTCCTTGCCGCAGGACATCGCGATGCGCCCGTCGCGGATCGCGCTCTCGCCCTGCCGCACGCCGGTGAGCATCAGCACCTTCTCGCCGCGGTGCTCGTGCAGACGGCGCAGCTCCGCCGTCATCGGGTCGATCTTGATCTGGCGGGTGCACCACCGGAGCGTGTTGTTGTTCGGCGGCGGCACGCCCCTGCCCAGGATGTAAACGAGGAAGCGCTTGTCGAGCGGCGCCGTCACGGTGCGCGTCTCGATGCCGCGCTCAGCCAGCTCTCCCCGGATGTCCGATGCAGCGAACGCGAGCGGGAGCAGTTCCATCCGCGTGTCGGCGTAGAGGACCGTCAGCGTCTCCGGCCGCGGGATGCGCCCGGACTCGATGAGCCAGACGATCAGCGTCACGAGTGTGGTCGAGTCCTTCCCGCCCGACCACGCGATCGCCCAGTGCCGGTGCGACGGGCCGTAGGTCTGGAGCGAGCGGATCGTGAGGGCGATCGACTCGTCCATCTGGATGCGGCGTCCGGCGCCGAAGAGGGAGGCCTGGCGGGTCATCGATTGCCCTCGATCTTCTCGACGAGCGCGTGGGCGTGCTTCACCAGCCGGCCGTCGACGATGAGGTTCTGCCGCATCGCCGATCGAAGCTCATCAATGCAGCGCTTGAGCACTGCGAGCAGTTCGGGCGCAGCATCGACGAGGCGGCCGCGGGCGCAGTACTTCTCATGCGGGAAGCCGCTCAGCTCGACCACTCGGCAGGCTGGGCAGGGGAATGTCGTCATGCCGCCTCCTCTGCCGCTTGAGCCGCGAACTGCGCGCCAGCGAGGGCCGAAGCGACCGGCGGGCAGACGCTGTTGCCGCACATCCGGACCTGAGCGGTCTTCGTGAGCCCCTCGATCTCGATTTGGTAGTCGGCGTCGAACCCCTGCGCGGTGAACAACTCGCGCGGGCTCAGCATCCTCATCCCGATGTCGGCGATGACGTACTCGACCCCCTGGACGACCACGAGGGCGAACCTGTCGTGGGTCGTCAGCGTCGCCATCGGGAGCGAGAGCTGCGCGTCCTGGTCGGTGCCGTAGTACGCGATCAGGAAGGCGCGGACCTCGGCCAGGTGCGTGCCGCTGGCTGTGATGGTCGGAGCCGGGGCGTCGAGCGCCTGCGCCGTGGTGTGGTGGTCCTTGAGTCCGCCGCGGAGCTTGAGCAGATGCGAGGTCACGATCGCGTGGTGGTCCTTCGTCGTTATTGTCGGAAGCGACATCTGCACGGGCGCGCCGTCGTTCTCGTGGCCGCCGTAGTGGCGGGCGAGGAAGGCGGCGACGAGCGCGTGCTTGGCTCCGCCGCCGACCACGGTGCCGAGGGGCTTCTGGAGGTCGAGTGACCTCGGCGCCTGCCCTTGGCGCTCGCCGTAGCCGGTCTGGATGAGGGTCGGGGCGCAGAGCGCCAGCTCGCCACCCTTCGCGGTGGTGATCGTCCTCATCGGCGCATCGATCGGCGCCACCCTCGAGTCGCCGGTGTGGGTCACCGGCACGATGAACGGGCTCGCCGCCTCGAACACATACCGGCGAATCCCGCGCGCGATCCTCTTGAGCGTGTTCTCCGCGAGCGGCCGCGTGCGGTCGAAGATGCTCGGGCACGGGATCGACCAGTCGATGCAGTCGGCGGCCGTCCGGTACGGGACGAGCCCGCGCCCATGAGTCGGCTTCGGCCAGACGATCGGGAGGCCGTCGCAGCGCGCGACCACGAAGAGCCGCTTGCGCGAGGTCGGCGCTCCGTAGTCGCACGCGCGAAGCTGGCGCCACTCGACCTGGTAGCCACAGCCGCGAAGGCTCGCCAGCCAGCGCCGGAAGGTGAAGCCGCGCCGCTCGAGGTCCGGCGTCCCCTCCTCCGTCAGCGGGCCCCACTGTTCGAACTCCTCGACGTTCTCCAGGCAGATGACCCGCGGCTTCACGGCCTTTGCCCACTTCACGACGAGCCACGCCAGGCCGCGCCGGCGCCGTGCCTTGTTCCGGTCGCGGAAGGGCTTCCCGCCTCGGGCCTTGCTATGGAACGTGCAGTCTGGCGAGAACCACGCGAGGCCCACCCGGCGACCGCCACACGCCTCGACCGGATCGACGTCCCAGACGTCCTCGCAGTAGTGGCGGGTCGCCGGGTGGTTGGCCCGGTGCATCGCGAGGGCTTCCGGGTCGTGGTTGATCGCGATGTCGGGCGAGCGGCCCAGCGCCCACTCGATGCCGGTGGAGGCCCCGCCGCCGCCCGCGAATGAGTCGACCACGAGCTCGTCGGAGTGGATGCGCAGCTCGGGAGGCCTCACCACGGCGCGACCTCGCCTTCCTTCGGCGTCTCCGCCGCCTTCTTCGCCCGCGCCTTCTCGAGCCGGGCCTCCCGCTTCAGTTCCTTTGACTTCGCCCGAATCGCCCGCCGCTCCTCGCCCGGCAGCTTGGAGTGCTCCGGGCACCAGGCTCCGGTCGAGTTCGGCGCGCTCGCGCCGGGGAGGCAGCAGCCCGTGACCTCGCAGAGCTTCGGCGGTCGCGCCTTGGCGGGGTGGTCCTCGCAGCGGTCGCCGACAGCGGCGACGCGGCGGAAGCACCCGCCGGCGCCACATAGGATGATCGCGTCGGACTCCAGCGAGCGAGTGACGTCGGAGCCCCGCTCGTTCGCGAGGCATAGCGTGCAGCGTTCGCACCGGCCCTCAGCCCAGGCCCACGTCGTCGTCGGCCGCCCGGCGCCGCAGAGCGCACTCTCGCCGTCCGGGAAGGCGTGGGCGAGCGGCTCCGCGTCTCCCGGCTTCGCGTGCGGAGGGCAGTAGAGCCAGTCGGGAGGACGGGTGACGGCGGGCGCCATCTCGGTGCTGCAGTTCCAGCAGAGAGGCATCCCGGCGAACGGCCGCAGGTAGACGTGCTTGGTCTTGTGGTTCGGGTCGCCGAAGTAAGCCGGCACGTGCCGCTTCGTCTGCCGGATGCCGCACCGGGAGCACGTCTTCATCTCCTCGTCGCCGACCTCGTCCTCGTCGGCGATGAGTTGCTCGAGCATCTCGGCCGGCGACGGAGCGGCGGTCGTCGTGGTCACGACCCGTGCCGCGCAATCGAGGCAGCGGGCATCGCTGGGCGGCTCCTTGAGCCGGTAATGCCTCGCCCCGAGCACCTCTCCGCACGCCGCGACCCTCCCGGAGTCGACCAGGTGGTAGATGGATGGCGGATTCGAGTCGGATACCCACCGCGGGGCGCGCTCGTCGGTAGGCGTCGGCGCGGCGGTCGTCGTGGCCGCGATTGAGTCAGGATTGAGTCCCGGAATGGACGGAATGGACGCAATCTCCGAACTCTCCGGAGATTCCGGACGGTTCGATCGCGTGTTCTGCGCGCAATCGCCACTCAATCCGGGGCCCTGCAATAGCTCGATGACCCACTGCCGTCCGCCCGCCATGTGGTCGCCGGCGTGACCGGCAGCGAAGACGCACCGCTCGCCGTCCAGGGTCGCGGGGCAATAGCCCGACGACACGTCGACCGGCGCCGCCAACCACCGGACCACGCCGTCCTCGAGCAGCCTGCGTGCCGCCGCGTGCCGCTCCCGGGCCTCGGCGAGCTCGCGCTCGAGCACCACGACGGTCTGCGCGGCGTGCGCGGCCGCTACCTTGAGGGCCGCGAGGTCGGCGGTCGTCACGGCCGCACCCCCGCGCTGCGCCAACCGTCGATGGCGTAGCGGAACCCGCAAGAACACTTCCAGTCGTCGTGAGCGGCGGTCGTCGCGCAAGACGGAAGGTGTCTCCCGTATTTACTCAGTGCATCTCTCAGCGATGCGGCCACGCGCTCGGCGGAGTCGGACTTCTTTTTCTCTTTGGCGATGTTCATGCGGCACGTATGCAGGCTGCAGGTGCGCAGCAGCGAGAGGCCGAGGCAGGCCAGTTTCGCCTCGATCTCGGCAAGCGATTTGAGGCCGAAATTCTTCGTCTTGATGAGTTGCTCCGGCGTTGTCTTGGTGAGTTCCCCGATGGTTCGCACTCCCGCGTTCTGGATGCAGTTGGAGGCACGAACCGAAAGACAGAGGTCCAGCGGAGACATCGAGAGCAGATCCAGTCTTGGCGCGAGGCGCCTCACGGCCGCACCCCCGCGCGGGTCAGCGCATCGTGGCCGCGCCGGAGCAGCATCTGCAGCTCGATGTCGTGGGCGATCTTGCCGGCCGCCATGCGCCGCTCGATCGCGACGAGCATGTAGACCAGCGACTCGGCGAGGTCAGTGGCCGCCTTCGTCATCTCTACCGACGGGTGGCAGCGCGGGCACGGTGAGAGGTGGACGGCCGAGCCATCGGGGCCCTCGGTGCGCCAACCGTAGCCGCAGCCCTGCTCCGGGCACTTGTGCATCTGGAAGGTGGTCATGCTCTCCTCGGTCGTCGGCTCTGCAAGGTGCCTGGGTGGGTTCCGAGCCCAGGCTCTCGGTGCTGCGGCGGGAGGGGCCCGCCCTCGGACGCCGGCCAATCCGGCGCCGATTCGCTACGCCGCGCTCTGCTCGGCGGTCTTCTTCGGCCCGATGCCCATCGCCCGCAGGCGCTTGGTCAGCGTGGCGCGCGCGCAGCCCAGGTCTTCGGCGGCGGCGCCGATGTTGCCGTTGGCGGCCTTCAGCGCGGCCTTCGGGTCCTTGTCGGTCTTGTTCGTGATCGTGCTCTGGCGTCCTCGCGGCATTGCTCTCTCCTTGTGGGTGGGTGGTGCCCCGTCCGCCCGGGGCCACGGTGTCGGTCTGCCTCGGCGCACTGCCGTCGCCGACCACTCGGCATCGGCTACTGCTCCGGCTTCCCGAGGAAGACCGGCAGGCCGGTGTCACCCTCGACCTCGGCAACGGCCTCCTCGAAGGCGAGGTCTGCGGTCTCGGCGGCCCGGTAGACCTCGAAGAACCAGGCGACGGTCCCCTGGCTGACGCGGTAGCGGAGGCGGACGCCGAGTTGGAACCGGTCGCCCTTGTCGAAGACGGGGACCGCGATCACGAAGGCGCCCGGGATGCGCAGCGGCGCGCCGGCAGCGTCCTTGTGCTCCTCGACGAACTGGAACTCGGCTTCGCCTGAGGAGAGGTTCACGGCCCGGGTCATCTTCTGGCCCGACGTGACCGAGAGCCCGCGGGACAGCTCCATCAGCCGGCTCGGAGTCGCGAGCTCGACGCCGAGCTTCTGCGCGAACGCCTTGACGGAGTCGCCTGCGTTCACCGGGTCGAGCAGGTCGAGGATGTGATCCTCGATCCACCGGGCGAAGTCCTCCTGCGACATCGACTTGCCGTTGCGCTCCATCCACGCCCGCCACTCCGGCGCGACGGGGAATTCGTAGATGGCTCGATGCTCGCAGAAGCGCGGCTCGTGCGTCTTCTGGTGGTAGTCGACGACGACGGTCATCGACGGCGCCGGGCGGCGGCGGGCGAAGACGGCCGACCCGTCGTCCTTGTGCCGGTTCGTCCAGGCGATGAGCGAATCGATGTCGTCGAGCGTCGCGACGCCCTTTCTGCGCTCCGGCGCCGTCCGGTACTCGTCGAGGAACGGCTTAATCGTCCGGACCTGGGTCTTGCCTCCTCCGACGGCGGCCGCGAGCACCGAGATCTCGTCCGTCAGCGCGACCACGCTCACCGAGCCGGCCGTGGCCAACCGGGCGATCGCCTCGACGGCGCCGCCCGTCCCCGTGATGCTGCTCTCCTCCGTCTCGTCGTTCTCCATCGTCATGCCTCCTTGGTCTGCGGGTTGGTCTTCTTCTTCCGGCGCATCGCTGCGGCGATCCGGCGCCGGTCGTGTCGGTTCTGGGGAGGAGCCGCCACGATCACGCGGCCCACCGGCCGGAGCGCCTGCCGGGCGCGCTGCTCGTCAGTCAGGTGGCCGCCGGAGCGCGCCGGCGCGTGAGCGGGCGCAGTCGGCTCGGCGGGCGGCGTCGGCCCGGCAGGCGCAGTCGGCCCGGCAGGCGCAGTCGGCTCGGCAGGCGCAGTCGGCTCGGCGGGCGGAGTCGGCCCGGCGGGCGGAGTCGCGTCGTGCATCACGCCTCCCGCGCCGCGGCCGCCGACTTGAGCTCGCGCGGAGCGTCGGAGGTGGCCGGGACGGCGCGCGGCTTGAGCTCGAGCTGTCGCGGGTCGCTGCCGACCAGGTTGTTGCCGGGCGAGAGCCACATCGCCGTCGAGCCGCGGACGACCTTGGGCTGCTTGGTCGCGACGTCGGCGCTCACCATCACGAGGCCCTTCTCGTGGGTGAAGTTGATGGTGAGGACGAGCTTGCCCTTCGCCTTGTCGTGGGTCGCCGAGCGCTCCGAGAGCGCGGCCTGCAGCTCGCGCAGCTGGTCGGCCAGGTCCTCGATCAGCTCGCCGCCTTCGATCGCCCGGAGGAAGTCCGCGAACGGCCGCGGCCCCTCCATCTTCAGTTCGCTCATTCGCTGCTCCATGGTTTGGAATCCTTGAGGTGCCCCGGTACTCCCGCCGGGGCTCGGCGCCATCGCCGGTGGCGGGCCGTTCCGTCGCTACCGGCCCTGGAGGGTGACGGGCCGGAGCGCTGCGAAGTTCATGCGGCGTTAAGCCAGCAGCGAGGCTGCGGTCAGGGCCAGGCCGATCCAGGCGAACGGGATGTCGGCGTTGTTCACTTCGGGACGGGGCTGATGCGGAGCGGAGGCGGGCCGCTGCGGCTGCCCCGTGAACTGCTCCTCACGAGGAGCCCGCTCCCTGCCCGATGGCCCCGTGAACTGCTCCTCACGCGGGGGCCGCTCGCCGCCCGACAGGAACACCACCCCGCCGACCGGGTTCGCGACGATCTCGGTCGTGTACTGCTTCTGGCCTTCCTTGTTCGTCCACTCGCGGGTCGTCAGCCGGCCCTCGATGTAGACCTGCCGGCCCTTAGCGAGGTGCTCTCCGCACGCCTCCGCCGCCTTGCCCCAGACCACGATCCGGTGCCACTCCGTGCGGTCCTGCTTCTGGCCGGACTTGTCGATCCAGCTCTCGTTGGTCGCGATGCTGAAGTTGCAGACCGACTGGCCGCCCGGCACGGCGCGGACCTCTGGGTCCTTGCCAAGATTCCCCACCAAAATGACCTTGTTCACGCCGCTCACGCTGCCTTCTCCTCGCCGGCATCGCCGGCCGCTGGGGTGGGGAGGTGCTCCTCCATCCGGGTGACGCGCTTCACCGTCAAGCCGCCGGCCATCTCGATCTCGGCGATGGTCTCGCGCTTGAGCTTCGCGAGGCCGCCATTCGGAGCGACGGGCTTGAGCGCCCGCTCGATCGCGGCCTGCGACGTCTCGAACGTGCACGCCGCGTCAGCCACCTCGGCGCCGTGCCGCTCGAGCAGGACCTTGCGGGCGATCTGGCCGCTGAGCTCCCGCTTCTTCGCCTCGACCGGTCCGAACACCATCCCGTTCCCGCAGTCGATCGGGTGCTCCTCGGCCCAGCCGTAGAGCGTCTCGCGCACCCGCTTGACGATGGCCTCCACCTGCTTGAGCCGCCCCCAGGCGCGCGTCGCGGTCTCGGGGGTGAGCAGGGTCATCACCTCGCGCTCGATGCTCACCGGCTCGATCGCGAGCTGCCGCACGAGCGCGACCTGCGCCGGGCAGTGGGCGAACGCCGGGCAGTAGCGGCAGTGGGCCCCGGAGACGACCTCTGGCCGCTCGCCAGCAGCAGCCCGCGCCTTCGCCTTGCGCACCCTCTCGACGATGGCCCGTAGTTCCGCGGCACTGGAAGCGAGGTCGAAGAGGTCGAGGCGCGCCTGGTCGTACTTCACGACGTCGCCGTGCAGCGTGATGAGCGCGACGATCGCGTAGCTGCGCCCGTAGGCGCGGCAGGCCGCGAGGGCGAGCGCGCGCAACTGCCAGCTCTTGAGCGCGCTGGAGACGGCCACCCTGCCCGTCTTCCAGTCCCCGAGGAACAGCCCCTGGCCGTCTGGGATCAGGCCGACCAGATCGGCCGTGCCGGGCAGCTCGGTCGCCCTCACGCCGGAGTAGTTCCGCTCGAGGCCTCGGCCGAGCTCGCGGGAGTGACCCGTCTCGACGTCGTAGGCGAACGCGACTTCGGCCGCGAGGCCGGTGAGGATCGGGAGCCTCGCAAGGTCGATGGCCGCGCAGGCGTCGTGGTGCTCCTCGGGCACCTGCTCCAGCGCCGTGTCGCGGTCCGCCCCGCTGCCGACCCGGTGGAGGAAGTCGTGGACGGCGTTGCCGCGCTCGCGGGCGGAGTTCTCGGAGCCGTCCTGCGGCAACACGGCCGACGGCGCGCAGATGGCCACCCGCTGGAGCTTGGACATCGACACGAGGTCGCGGAGCGGGGTCTCAGGCTGCACGGCTGCGTTCGGAGTCGGGTCAGGCTGCACGTGGCGCGCGCTGGCCGTCGGCGTCGGGTCAGGCTGCACTGGCGTCGTCTCAGGCCGCACGGGGCGCCTCCGACATCTCCTTCATGCGGGCGAGGTAGAGCGGGCGCAGGTCGTCGCGCTCGGCCTCCGGCAGCGCCTTGATCCTCGGGAGGTGGACGTCGAGCTCGGCCGGCGTCTTCGCGTCGCGCAGCAGGCGCGCGATCGCCATCGCCTCGCCGTCGCCAGCCGGCGCCGAGGGAGGAGCGGTCGGTGCGGACTGCGCGGGCGCGGGCTGCGAAGGCGGGGGCGGCGCCTGGCGCATGTACGTCGGCTCCGGCGGCGGCTCGGTCCGCACGTACTGCTGCGATCTCCCGTCCGAGTCGTCGTCCGGCGCCACCCCCACCATCGCAGAGAGCGCGTAGCGGCGCGCGTAGGTGATCGCCGACCCGATCGCCTGCGGCGTCGAGCCCGTCGCCGTGATCGTCAGCTCGTCCGAGATCCACTCACCGCTCCGGTGGGCGAGCAGCGTGGTCACGACCACCTTCTGCCCGTCCGCGCTCGGCAACTGCACGACCGCGAGGCCGTTCTTGCTGAGCGGGATCCGGCAGGCCTCCCAGACCGAAGCGAGGTCGGCGTAGCGGGACTTGAAGGCGGGGTTGATCTTGTCCTTGCTCGCGCCCTCGATCTGGGCCTGGGCGGCAGCGAGGGCAGCGGCGAGTTCCTTGATGCTTTCCGAGCGGGTCATCGTGGTGCTCCTGGCAAGGGGAGTTGGAGGTCGGTGATGAAGGATTCGAGCTGCTCCACCCGGTCCTGCCGGGCGTCGAGAGAGCGCTCGAGGAGGGCGACGCAGGCCTCGAGCCGGTTCGCTCGCTCAAGGTGCGTCTCGACCGTGGGAACGGCGGCGATCCGCGCCGCGGTCCGGGCTTCGGAGCCGGGCAGCTTCGAGACCTGGGGCACAAGCACGAGGCGCGGCCGCGGGCTCGACTTCGCCACCGGCGCCGGCATCGGGTCGGACGGGCCGGGGCTGGCCGGCTGCTTCTTGCGCCGCACGCTCGACGTCCACTGGCGCCGCATCGCGGCGGACATCCCGTAGGGGTCGCGCATCAGAATGGCGCCTGGATGGTGTGGATGGAGACCGCGGGGGTCGGCGCCGCGGGGACGGTGGGGGCAGCGGGCGACGCCGCGGGCGCGGTCGCCTTCGCTGCGCCTGCCACCTCCCCGTCCTCGATCAGGATGCCGCTCTCTCCGCCGCCGGAGACCATCTCAATCCAGACCTGCGCCCCGGCAGCCGTCGCCATCTCGCCGACCATCGCGAGCGACTTCGCGTCGAGGAGCGATCCGTCCCGGATGAGCATCACCTTCAGCTCCGGGTTGAGCGCGAGGCCCATCGCTAGCGAGACCCGGAGCTGCTCGGCGCCGGACGCCTGCTCGAGCGGCAGAGCGTTCATCGTCACGCCCGCGTCGGTGAAGCCGAGACCAGCGATCGGAAGCTTTGCCGCAGCGAGCGCGGCCACCTTCGCCGCGTCGATGGAGCCGATCTCCTCGTCGAGCCTGCGGGCCTCCGCGTCGGCCGCGCTCAACTCGACCGAGAGCTGAGCCCGCGCCTTCTTCGCCCGCACGCGGTCGTTGGTGGCCTCGACCGACTTGAGCTGCCCCAGCACCTCGGCGAGGTCCGGGTCCTTGAGGGCGGCGACCTCGGCCTTTAGCGCCTCGCCCTTCGTGCGCAACTCCTCCTGCTGCCGGACGGCGGCGGCGTGGTCGGCGCGCGCCTTCGTCAGGGCCGCCTCGAGATCTGCGATGCGGGCCACGTGGCTCGCCACGTCGGCCGCAGCCCGCACGAAGAGGTCCCGCACCCGGCCCAACTCGAGCCGGCGCCGCTCGTTCGCGGCGTGCACGTCGGATCGGCGCTGCTGCTCCGCGAGCAGCTCGGCGGTGCTCACCGGGGCGTCCGGAGCCTCGAGGGGCGGCGTCGCGACCAGGCGGGCCCGGAGTTGCTCGACCTGCCGGTTCGCCGCCGTGCGGGCGTCATAGGCGGCCTTGCGGCGCAGGTCGAGTGGCGCGACATCGACGCCGGCCATGCGGCGCAGCGTCTCCGCCTGCTCGCGTGGCGCGAGCCGCATGAAGGCCAGCGGGTCGAAGCTCAGCCGGCCGACGAGGGCGTCGAGCACCTTCTGCGGGCTGCGCAGCGCCGCCCCCTCGCGGGTCTTCACCGTCAGGGTCGAGCCGCTCGCGGTCCAGCGGCGCTCGACGACCAGGCCGTTGTCGAGCTCGACCGTGGCGCGAGCCTTGTCGGCGCCGCTCCGGATGGGCTGCGCGGGGCAGAGCTTCTCCCCGCCGATGGCCGCGGCGATCGCGTCGAGCACCGAGGTCTTCCCGGCGCCGTTCTGCCCCTGGATGCGCACGACGGCGCCGTCGGGGGTGATGCTGACGGCGCGCAGGCGCTTGAAGGACTCCGCCTCGAGCTTGATGATCTTCATGGGGCCACCCCGTCAGCGAGGTCCTCGGCGTCGCAGGCGGCAGCCTCGTCGGCGCTCGCCTTGGCCTCCTCCATCGCCTCGGCGTCGAGGTCGCCCGCCTCGTAGGCGGTCCAGATGGCGGACACCTCCTCAGCGAGAGCGAGGAGCTGCTCCCGGCGCTGCTCCGTCCCGACCCGGGCCAACGGGGCGCCGTCGGCCAGTGCCGCATCAACCCGCGCCGCGGCGAAGTCGGCGACCGTGTCCTCGTCGACCTCGGGTCCGTCGGTGTGCCGGTCGAGCTGCTTCTCGAAGAAGCGATCCTCCGCGCTGCCTCCGAAGATGCCGCTCATGACCGCGCCCCCGCCGCGTGCCGCTTGTCGCACTCGATGAGCGCGGCGATGAGCCGGGAGAGACGCTTCGCGCTGGACAGCCTCTCGTGGTCGAGCATCGCCTCCAGTTCGCGGCGCTCCTCGAGCCACGACCGGGTCTTGGCGTCCATCACGGCACCACCGTGAGCTGCGTCTCGTTGCCCGCGTACGGCCCGGCCGGCGCTGCCGTCCACCGGCCGCCGTCCAGGACCTCGAGCCGCCGGGCAGCCCGCGCGAAGTCGCGCGCCATCGCGCGGTGCTCCGCGCGCAGCTCCGTCGTCTCCGCGTGCTTCGCCGCGTCCATTTCGCTCCTGGCCTGGAACCGCAGCCAGGTCCGCGTCGCCGCGGGGCTCACGCCGCCCTCCGCGAACCGCGCCAGGCGCGATGGGAGAGGCCGAGTTCGGCGCAGGCCGCGTCGTAGGCGTTCGCGAGAGCCTGCTGCGCGGGATGAGAGAGCGTCGGGATGTAGGCATTGCCGCTGATCGCCTGGGCCAAGAGGCGCCCGAGCAGCGCGCCGTCCAGGTCCCGCATCGTCGTCTTGGTCATCGGACCCTCCGTGCCTCGGTGGAATGGCGAGGCGAAGGAGGTTGTACCGAATACGAGACAATCCGTCAAGTCGATTGTGCTGATTTCGGTACGTCGCTATTCCGTTTGATCTTTTTCGCGGGGTCGGCGAGGGTGGCCATAGGGGAGGCGGAATGGGGATCGTCGACAAGCTCGTCTCGTGGCTGCAGCCCAGGCGAGCAGCGTCGCCGCCGCCTTCAGCCGCGCCGGAGCCGGCGTTGGAGCGGGCACGGGGCGTCGATCCACTGCCACCTGTGAGGCTGGCGACACCCATCGCCGATCGTCGATCGTCGAGACATCACCTCTTGCTGCTCTCGAAGTTCCGCAAGCCGAGGCCGGCCGCCGAGCCGAATGCGCCGTACTGGACCGATCTTCTGGGCGAGACGATGCCGTCGGCGATCGGCGCCCTCCTCGCCGATGGCCTCCTTGCTCTCGCATCCACGGAGGATGCGCTCCTGATCCTTCACTCCCAGGCTGCGCTCAAGGCAATGGCGAAAAACCGCGGCCTCAAGGTCTCGGGCACGAAGCCTGTGCTCGTTCAGAGATTGATGGAGGCTGCACCCGACGAGATGCGCCGCATCGCGGCCGACGGCCAGGTCGTGGTTCTGTCCGTCGAAGGTCGGGCTCTCGCGACGGCTTTCCTTGACGTCGAGGCGCAGCGGAGGTCGCGCGCAGAGGCCGAGACCCTGGACCACCTACGGCATCGGCGCCTCGAAGAGGCTACTCGGACCTGGGTGGCGTTCGAGGCGGGGCAGATCTTCCAGCGAGGGATGGGGATCGACTGGTCGGCCAGCGACGACCCGGCCGGGGTGCGGCCGGCGCTCGAGGCGATTTTCGCCGGCGCGCCGAAGATCCTCGGGTCAGCGACGCCGGCCGAGACAGAGGAGCTGCGAGTCGCAGGAGGGATGCAGCTTCTTTCGGGAACGCCAGATGCCTCGTCGTGGCTTCCGCCTGGATTCAAGAACAGCACAGGATTCGACAACGATGTGGCGGTGAGGATGTTCTCCCAATTCGGGAGGCACGTTCAGCGGCTCGGCTGGATTCGCCGAGACTACCGCTATGTCGAGGTCATGGTTGACGGAGAGCGGGCCTGCGAGTCGTGCCGGCGACTGATGGGGCGCAGGTTCTCTGTCGGCAGCGCCCCAGAATTGCCCTACCATAAGTGCACATCGGAGTTTGGGTGTCGTTGCTCGATCTCTCCTGTCGTTCACGATGGAGATGTTCGTTGAGCTCTTCCAAGCACCAGAAATGATTGCGACCGCGGCGCACTTGAGCGGCCTCCGGGGACAGGGGTGGAAAATGATCGGAATGATCCAGTGGGTTGCGTACTTGATCGCTGTCTACATGATCTACCGGGGCGCGACCGACGCGCTGCGTGACTTCTCGGAGATGAGCGGGAAGCCCGCCGGTGGCAGGATCTTGCGTGCCATCGCTGCAGCCATCGCTCTCGGGCTCATCCCCTTCACCGCCGTGATGGTGGCCCAGATGGACCAGTTCGCCGGTCGCGTCGGCAACAGACCGTAGGCCACCATGCAGAGCAAGCTCTGGCAGTTCGTGATCTTTGGCAACTGCGCCAGGAGGATTCGACCGTGCTTGGAACTCTTCTCTTAGTCGCGGCAACCGTCGCCCCGGTACCTGTCGTTGGGCTTGGCATCAAGGTCGAGTCTGCCATCGTACAAGGTTTGGCTCGGCCTGGTCCTCGCTATCTGGCTCCACCCGTCGTCAACGCCCCCGCCGAGTGCGATCCGGCTTGCGTCGACACTCTTGTGGCCAAGACGGCAGCAAAAGGCGTGTTTACGGTTGAGCCTGCCGGCGTGGCGGTGGAGCCTGAAGAACAGGACCCACCTCGAGGGACATTCGCCAGGCAGTCCATCAGGGGCCCGCCACAAAAGCTCTACAGGGTGTGGTTTCGCAAGGTCGGTTCTGTTGAGTCACTTGGCGAAGTTGTCGTGACCGACCCTGGTCTCTTTCTCACGACGAAGGAGGTTGTGGCGGCCACCGTACGTTCCTTTGCCTATCCGTTCTTTGTCAGGCTTGAGTCTGAGCGACCCGAGGCTGACCGAAAAGAGGATGCCAAACTTGCTATGCGTCAGCGACGAGTCGCGATGTCTTCGTTCGTCTGCGCTTGGCGAGATTGGGCCCAGGCCTCCAACGTAGAACGCGCAGCGCTGGCTCGCGAACGCCGCTCCCTGGGCGGCGCAGTGAGCAACGAGGAGCTCGAAGTCTATTCGGCCATCGCAGGTTGGGCGCGGCTCGAACAGAAGCGCGGGAACCGGTACCTTGGTCGCAAGGGAGGCGGCGCGCTAGGCTGCCAGGCGGCAGAGGTTCGAGCTGTCGCTGCCTGCCTGGAGTTGGCCGTGATCTCCCTGGAGCACTGGTGGCCGCGTTTGGTATCGGATGCCTGTTCGGAGGACGATCGTGTCGCTGGTCTCGTCCAGAAGGCAGTCCTCGCCATAGAGGCAGCCGACAACGAGACCGACGAGCACTTTTCAGTTCAGCCGAACACCGAGGCGAGACCCGAGCTGCTCGAGTGAGGTGGTTACGTAGCTGGGCGTTCCAGCACGGGACCCTGTGGTGCGGAGGCGAAGCCTCCAGCGAGAGTTCGATGGGAGGCGCTTGAAGCTCAGGCTCGCGTGTGCTTGCAGAGGTTGGGTTGCCTAAGAGAGAGAAGGCGGCGGAGCCTACGCCGAAATGGGGGCCAGCGCAGCCAGACTCTTCGGCTCCGCTGGCTTATAGCGAACGGTCATCGGAATCTCGACGCCGAGTTCTTCATCTCCATTAAAGATAAATCTGAATTTGAACTCACCGACAGCTGGGATCGGGAAGGGACCCAGCTTGACCATCAACTGGTGCGAGAACGAGGCCTCATCAAGCGGCTTCTCGAGTAGTTGCGTCAGAGGAGGACCGAGCAGTTCGCCGGACGGCTGAACGACCGTCATCGCAACCGACGAAAGGATCTCAGCTGGATTTGCGATAAGGAGCACGGCGCACAATTGAAGCAGCATAATCGGCGGCTGCACCTCGATGTCGATGTGCGGGCCATAGATGCCCATAAGGCTGATTCGTCGACTGGCCTCGACTCTGACGTCCTCGCAAATCAGGGCGCTGATCGATGCAGCGTTGGGCGACCTCATGCCGATGCCGTGGCCAATAGCGATCGTCCATGAACCGACGCGACGGTGCCAAACGCGAGCAAGTCGGAAACCTCACGCACGGGGACGGGTACTGTGGAGGAGGGCTTGATGGCCATCACCTTACCAAACACGACGAACATCAAGTCGACTTGGACGCTCGGAACTACCATCTGGGCTCTGCGTTCGGCAAGGATTGCCGCTCGAACGGTAGCTTGCTCCTTGGAGGTTAAATTCCACCAGACATCATCCATCTCGCCAACGAGACGAGCTTCGTCGTCGCCATCGTCCTCGCGAGATCGGACCTGAGCCATCTCCGACCTGAGCTTCATGTATGCTGCGACGCTCATGCGATCTTCCTCCAGTTAGGTCGGGTGCTGCCGAGCGCCTCTTCATACGCGGCGAGCGGCATCCTGGTTGCCGGCTCAACCTGATAGTGAGTAGCAGAGGCCGGAAGAGGCCTGTGCTCCATCACGAGATCCTGCGGGAGGCGAGCGGTGTGCTCGAAGACGACCCCCCAATCGTTGTCGCCGCCTCGGCTTACCGGCAGTTGGTGTGGTGGCAGGTCCTCAATCCGTCCGACGGTCACAGACATCCCTTCGCCGGGAAGGACATCCTCGCCCTCGAGGTGTACGTCAACAGGGACACGAACGCCGAGAGCGTTCCCCTTTCGCGCCACCCTTGGTAGGCCATCTCGGTCCGCCTTCATGGCTCGAAGCATCCCCCGTAGCCCCTCCAAGAGAGTAGCGACCGAAGCGAACACTTTCCACTTGTCTGATGTCACGTCAACTGAACGTCCGAAGCCCTGCGGATCTTCCTTGGTTCTGCGCTCCCTCTCGACTTCAGTGGTTCCTACCTCAGCATCAAGCCCTGCACCTGCTTCTGCGCCTACCCCACCGGCTTCTTGATCGGGATCACGTCGGCCAGCGGGAGCTTGAGCTGCTCGAGCCGCTTCGCCTCCGCCACGCCGTCCCTGCTCAGCATGATCGGTTGGTCGGGGTCGACGAACTCGTGCCGCGTCACTTCATCCGGGCGTGGAGCGGCGGTTGTGCCACGCCCGGCTCGTGAGGGTCCACGGAGCGCGCCTCGGTCAAGAAGCCCAGGCTCGCGCGCATCATCTTCTCCTGCTGGGGGCCCGGCAGGCTCCGCCAGATCGCCAACAGGTGTCGCTCCGACTCGTCCATCAACCCTCCCGCGTCATCTGGGACCGATCTACCAGCCTGGGCCGACATCTCCGTGCTCGCGGACGGTTGCGCGGAGGCAGTCAGACTGACGGCGGAGTTGGCGGCGGGGGACTGCTCGGCGGTGGGCGTGGCTGCGTACGTGATGGTGACGCCAGAGGCGGCAGATGGCGTTGGCCACAGCTTGTCTGCCTGTGCCGCCTCTGAGGGGAAGACCCGCCGGATCTGCTGTGAGTGCTTGAAGGACGGGCTAGCCCCTTGGGTCTCCCACTTCCCCACCTGTGGTCTGCCGGCTCCCACCTTCTCGGCAAACCGCTCCTGCGTGAGTCCGGTCAACTCGCGAACGACACGAGCCCACGTCTTCGGCTTGTCCGTTTTCTTCGGCACGGTTCTCACTGTACCTTTCCGTGAACAAGCGCTGAATAGTCGGAACGGAACAACGAACTTGACCGGCTGTGCCGTTTTCGGTACAACGCTTTCATGTCGACCCTCCACGAAGTCCTGCGGGCCCGCCTTCGGCTCTCCGACGCGGAGTTCGCGGCGCTCTGTAGCTGTGCTCGCACACAGATCCACGGGTACCGGACGGGCGGACGCTATCCGGGCAGCAAGACCGCCGCCGCGATCCTCTCCGCCCTGAAGCGGCTCGGCGTCGAGATGACTCTCGAGGAGTTGCTGAGCAAGCCTCCCCGCCCCCGCCGTTCCCGCCGCGCCGCGTAGCTGCTGCTCCATGACCGGAGGGTGCATGGACCAGGCACGAAACGGCGAGCAACCAAATGAGCACGCTCTGTGGACCGCCGATGTCGGCGAGCTCTACGACGCCGTGAGGCGGGCGGCTGACGAAGTCGGCCACAAGGAGCTGCTCTACCGGCTCCACACGATGGACCGGACCACGCTCGCGAACCGGCTCTCTGGCAACAACGGCCGGGAGCCGACGCTCGCCATGGCGCTCGCGCTCGCGCGGATGCAGCCCTCCGAGCGGATGGTCCAGACCTTCTGCCGGCTGGCTGAGTTCACGCCTCCCAAGCGACTCGCGAGCGAGACATCCGGCGAGCGGTTCTCGCGGCTCGTCGAGGCCGTGAGGGCGCGCCACGGGCAGTCCGGCGAGGAGACGCTGCGGGTGGTGCTGGGGAGGCAGGCGACATGAAGATCGGCAACTACGAGACGCACCCGGCGGCGGACGAGGTGCCGATGCTCACGGCGACCGAGCTGGCCGGCCTCACGGAGGACATCAAGGCGAACGGCCTGCGGGTGGCCATCGTACTCTTTGAGGGTCGGATCCTCGATGGGCGCAACCGTCTCCTCGCGTGCCTCGCCGCTGGCGTCGCGCCGCGATTCGAGCAGCACGACGGCTCAGATCCGTACCTCTTCGTCCTCTCTCTGAACCTCAAGCGCCGCCAGATGGAGGACGCGATCCTCCGGGTGCTCGTGTCGAAGAAGCTGATCGAGGGCTCGGACGCCTATGTCGCAGCGCAGGCTAAGGCGAAGGAGGAGGCGAATCGGGCGAGGGGGGAGAAGGCGAAGGGCAACCAGAACGCGGCGAAGAAGGCTCCGGCAGCCGCCGCCGCGAAGAACAGTCCCGCCTCACGTGAGGCGGCACCGTCTCCTCGTCCTGCGCCAGCTTCTCCCGCCCGCGACCACGCCGCCGAGGCCGCCCGCAAGGCCGCCACCCGCCTCGCCGCCGCCGCCGGGACCTCGCGTGCGACGGTAGAGCGGGCGATGGAGCTGGAGCGCAAGGCGCCCGACCTGGTCGAGAGGATGAAGTCGGAGGCGAAGGCCGGAGAGCCCCAGCGCCTCACCGGCAACAAGGCCCTCGCCCAGATCAAGACAGCCGAGACCCAGGCCAAGGTCGCCGCCCAGGCCGCCCAGGCTCCGGAGCGGGCCACCATCCGGCAGCAGGACGCGATCTCTTTCTTGAAGGCTCTGCCCGGTGCCGGCGCAGACCTGCTGCTCACCGACCCGCCCTACTCCACCGACGTGGAGGACATCGCCACGTTCGCTGTGGAGTGGGCGCCGCTGGCTATCTCTCGGCTGAAGGCCACCGGCCGCGCGTTCATCTGCATCGGCGCCTATCCGCGCGAGTTGCACGCCTACCTGTCGGCACTCGCGAGCCCGCCGGGTGGATTCACGTTGGCCCAGGTGTTGGTCTGGACCTACCGCAACACGATCGGGCCGAGCCCGACGCTCGACTACAAGCTCAACTGGCAGGCGATCCTCTACCTGCGCGGACCCAAGGCCCCAGCCCTCGACTCCCCGCTGATGGTCGAGCAGTTCTCGGTACAGGACATCAACGCTCCAGACGGTCGGCAGGGAGACCGCTACCACGCCTGGCAGAAGCCCGACGCCCTCGCCGAACGGTTCGTGCGCCACGCGAGCAAGGCCGGCGACCTCGTGATCGACCCCTTCGCCGGGACTGGGACGTTTCTCCTCGCGGCGGCTCGCCTTGGCCGCCGGGCCATCGGCTCCGACATCGGCGGCGACGCCTTCGAGGCATCGGCCGGACGGGGGTGCCTCCATGCGGCATGAGGTGGCCACCGACCTGAGCGAGAGCGCTCGGCTTTTTGAGTCCATCGTCTGGCCCGCGATCGCGCCTCTCGTTCGCGGCGGAGAGATGCAGGCCGTCGAGTCGACTGCCGACGCGGGCATCGCTCGCGACCTCGACGTGCTCGCTGGTATCGACGCCTGGCAGTTGCTCCGATCTGACCGCTGCATGCGTGGGATCGCGAGCCGCGTCCAGTGGACCGATGGGAAGTGCTGGCGCACCTTCACCATCCGCTACAGCCGGATGACCGGCGCCACGACCGAGTGGGAGAAGCGCTGGGCGGCGATCCGGGATGGCTTCCTCTACCCCGCGCTGACGATCCACTCCTACCTGAGCAGCGACAAGTCGCGCCTGCTGGCAGCCGGCGTGGTCCGCACCCGCGAGCTGTTCGAGTTCGTCGAGGCTCGGCGCCGAGATGACGCTTGGCTCCAGGCTCACCTCCGCAGGGTTTACGACGGCAACCGGCTCCTCTGGGTGAGCTGGGACGAACTCGCCGCTGCAGGCGTCGAACTACGAGTCGCCACAGAAGCGGTCCGGGAGGCGGCATGACCTGGGATCTGAAGCTCCTCGTCGAGGATGCGGTCGCAGACTGGAAACGCTCGCGCGGCGACGACACCGGGGGCATCAAGTTCCAGACGACCCTGGTCATCCGCGACAGGACGGTCGGCTCACGTCGCAGCATGGCCGAGTTCGACGTCGAGGAAGTCGTGATGTCCGGCGCCGACCTGGATCGCTCGCTCGAGTTCCTCACCCAGAGCCAGGGGACCACGAAGTCGATCGACGTGCTCTGCTCCGATACCCGCGAACTGTGGCGGGTCCTTCTCGCCGATGTCCTCCGCCTGAAGCGCAAGCGCCGCGGCGGCAAGGTCGCGATCCCCTGGTCCGCCTTCAAGCTCGTCGCGACCGTCGGCCTCGCCGTCCGGGAGGCTGCGTGACATCCCTCGACTCCTTCGCCCTCCTCGCAATCGTCGTCGCGGCGCTCGCCGTCGCCGCCGCCCTCATCGACGAGGACCAGCCATGATCTTGCACCTCTTCCACTGGTACGTGCTCCGCGTCTTCGACGTCTCCTGTCCGCACTGCTGGGATCCGAAACGCTGGGGGCGGGCGTGAGCCGCCTGCTCGCAGGACTCCGGCGCCGGCTGGGAGGCCGCGCGTGAGCCCCTCCCTCATCGAGTTCGCCCAGTTCCTGCCCGTGCTCGCGCTCGGCCTCTCGGTGGGCTGGGCCGCCCGCGGCTGGCTCGAGCGGCGAGCGCGCGGCGAGCGGGTCGTCGGCGACGTCCGGGAGCTCTGGCCGTGATCACCTGCCCGCTCTGCGGCGCCGACTACTTCTCCGGCCCGCACTCCGAGTGCCGGCGCGCCCCGCCCTCCGAGTCCGCGACCCGGCGCGCGCTCCTGGGCGAGGTCGCCGACATCGCCGAACGCCAGGCTCGCGCGGCGCCGCCGGACGTCGCGGCCGCGCTGCGCGCCTTCGCCGAGCAGATCTCGAGGCTCGCGTGCTGACCGAGCCCCTGTTCACCCAGCCGCTCGACGGCGAAGTGGGGCGGCGCGAGCGCGGTGCCTTCTACACCCCAGCTCCGCTCGCAACCGGCATCTGCTGCACCCTCAACCTCCTCGGTCTGCGGCCTCGGCGGATCCTCGAGCCGGGCTGCGGAGGAGGAGCCTTCCTCAGCGCGGCTCAGGTGACCTGGCCCGGTGCCTCGCTCCTCGGCGTCGACCTCCTCCCGGCCTGCACCGGGCCTGGAGAGGTGCGAGCGGTCGACTTGTTCGACGTGACCGGCGAGTTCGACGCGGTGATCGGGAATCCCGACTTCGCCATCGCGGAGCGCGTCGTCCGGCACTCGCTCGCCCTGACCCGGCCTGGCGGTCACGTCGCGCTCCTGCTCCGGTCGTCGTTCCTCTCCTCGGCCTCGCGGGTCGCTCTCTACGAAGAGCACCCGCTCTGGGCGCTCCAGCCGATCGCGCAGCGGCCGAGCTTCATTGGCGGCGGCAGCGACTCGGCGGATTACGCCCTCTTCGTCTGGCGCCGCGGGTTCGCCGGCCTCGGGCAACTCCTCCCTCCTCTGAGGTGGAAATGATCTCGCTCGGTGCCCGCCTCCTGCGGCTCTTCGAGGACCCTCTCGCTGTAGACCTGATCGAGCACGGGGCGGTCCGGGCCTGGTTCGTCGCCGACTACCTCGCTCGCGACTCGCGCCCCTCGGACCCCTGGTTCGGAGTGCGCGGCTACGCCGCACGGCAGCCCGCCAAGTGCCAGCCGGGGCACACCCGCAGACGGATGCCCAGTGGGCGGACCTACTGCGTGCAGTGCCAACGAGAGCGGGACCAGCGGCGCAGTCGGGATCTCGCGGCGGATGCGGCACGGATGCGGGCGCGGCGAGCGCGGGGTGCTGCATGAGCGACACCGGCTTCCCCTTCCCCGCCATCCGGCGCGCCAAGGACGGCGTCTACACGGCCACATTCGTCGGCAGGCAGCGCGAGCCATCGCGCCCCGATGAGACCGGAGCGCTTGTGGTCGTCGACCAGGTGTTCGGCGGTCGCGTGCTCATCATTCCCATCCGCGGCGTGCCCGAGTTCGCGGAAGTCCGGAGCTTGCCCCGATGAGCCCCCGCATCGCCAACGAGCCCCGCTGGTGGCGTCGCCGCTATGCCTCCTTTGATACGGAGACAACCGGCGTCGATGTCCGCTCCGACCGCATCGTCTCGGCGGCGGTCGTCCTCGTTTCCGGGGGCGAGCCCACGGTGCGCCACACGTGGCTCCTCGACCCCGGCGTCGAGATCCCAGCGGCCGCGAGCGCGGTGCACGGGATCACGACGGCCCGCGCCCGCGCGGAGGGCCGCAAACCAGCCGAGGTGATCCCGGAGATCATCCGCCGCATCGCCGACGTCTGGGCGACAGGCGCCCCGATCGTCGCCTTCAACGCGCCATTCGACCTGACGATCCTTCGCTGCGAGGCAGAGCGCCACGGCGCGCTCTTCCTGCCGATCGGTCCCGTCGTCGACCCGCTCGTCATCGACCGGAAGATCGATCCCTACCGGAAGGGCCGGCGGAACCTCGGCGCCGCCTGTGAGCACCACGGCGTCAAGCTCGACGGAGCCCACGACGCCGCCTTCGACGCGCTCGCCGCCGCCCGGATCGCCTGGGTGCTCTGCGAGCGCAACGAGCAGATCGGCCGGCTCTCGCCCGACGAACTGCACCGGATGCAGGCCGGCTGGCGCGGCGAACAGACCGAGTCGCTCGAGCTCTTCCTGCGCCGCAAGGACGAGAAGGCCACCGTCTCGCGGGGCTGGCCCATGCAGGAAGGAGCGGCTCGATGAGCCAGACACCGCGGGCCTATCAGACGGAGGCGCTCGACCGGCTGCGCGCAGGCATCCGCTGCGGCGTGAAGCGGCAGCTCCTCGTCGCGCCAACCGGCTCCGGAAAAACCTCTGTGGCCGGATGGATGATCGAGGGAGCGCGCGCGAAGGGCGGCGCGGTCCTGTTCCTGGCCCACCGTCGCGAGCTCATTGACCAGTGCAGCGCGCGCCTCGACTCGATCGGCATCGACCATGGAGTCATCGCCGCTGGGCACCCGAGAGCCATGCCCGGACTGCCCGTGCAGGTCGCCTCGGTGCAGACTCTCGTTAGGCGTGAGAAGCCCCGCGCGACGCTCGTCATCGTCGATGAGGCGCACCACGCCCGCGCCAATACTTACGAGCGAATCCTCGGGGAATACCCGCAGGTACCGGTGATCGGACTTTCTGCAACTCCATGGCGGGGCGATGGCCGGGGCCTCGGCGAGCTCTTCCAGGAGGTGGTCGTCGCCGCGCGCCCGCGCGAGCTGATCGAGCAGGGCCACCTCGTCGGCTACACCGGGTTCGCCTACGACACGCCGGAGCTGGCCCAGGTCCGCAAGACCGGCGCCGACTACAACGAGCAGGCGCTCGCTCTGATTATGGACGGCTCCAAGCTCGCCGGCAACATCGTCGAGCAGTGGGTGGCGCACGCGCAGGGCAAGCGTACCGTCGTCTTCGCGGTCTCGATCGCCCACTCGCAGCACCTGGTCGAGCGGTTCCGCGCGGCCGGCGTCGCCGCCGAGCACGTCGATGGCGAGATGCACCAGGCCGACCGCGCGTCGATCCTCGCGCGGCTCGCGAGCGGAGAGACGACGGTCGTCTCCAACTGCAACGTGCTCACGGAGGGGTGGGACTGTCCGAGCGTGGAGGTCTGCGTCCTCGCCCGGCCAACCCTGTCGGTGGGGCTCTACCTGCAGATGGTCGGCCGGGTCCTTCGCCCGGCGTCGGGGAAGTACCTAGCCCGCATCCACGACCACTCGGGCTGCATCCTGACGCACGGCGCGCCCGACCTCGACCGCGACTACTCGCTGAACGGCGACCGGCCCATGCCTCCCAAGCTGGGCACGCTGCGGACCTGCCCGGACTGCTTCGCTCTCTACTCGGGCACCGCGTGCCCGAGTTGTCCCCACAGGGACCCCGAGCCGGTCATGCCGCGCGAGCTGCCGCAGGAGATCACCTCGCAGGTCCGCGCGATCCCGCTCGAGGAGATGCGCGGCCAGCTCGAACTGCCGGACTCGGCCAAGAACAGCTACCTGGAGGTGCAGCTCAAGATCGCCAAGGAGAAGGGCTACAAGCCGTCCTGGGCGGCGCACCGCTACCACGCGAAGTTCGGCACCTGGCCGGCCATGAGGCTCGCGTGACCGGCAATTCTGGCTTGAGCGGCGCTACATCGAGCGTGAGCGGCGACTTTGGCGTCGTCGGCAACGACTCCCGCTCAGGCTCCAACTCAGACGCCCACAGCGAGCTCGTGCACGACATCCTGCTTGCCCTCGGCGCGCTCCCCGACGCCAGGATCTGGCGCAACAGCGTCGGAGCCGCGCGGCCGCTCCACAACCCGGCGCGCGTCCTGAGATTCGGCCTCAAAGGCTCGGCGGACATCAGCGGCATCGTCCTGCCGTTCGGCCGCCGACTCGAGATCGAGGCGAAGACCGGCAGCGGGCAGCCGAGCAAGGAACAGCGGTCGTTCCTCGCCATGATCAACCGGATGGGTGGGGTCGCTGGCGTCGCGCGCAGCGTGGCCGATGCCGTGCGGCTGCTCGAGCGGGCCAAGGTGCCGCCCGGCGCAGAGGAGGCCAGGTGCGCCCGATGAGCGATCTAAAGCGCAACTGGTCCGCCGAGCGGCTGATCGAGTTCGCCAAGTCCGAAGGGCTCGCCTCCTCCCGGGCGCGACGGTTCGCCTGCCCGGCCCGCTGCTCGGAGGCAGGCGACTCGGCGTCGGTGTCCGACAACGACGGTGGAGCGGTCTGGAACTGCCACCGCTGCTGTGCTGGCGGCTCTGTCGTCGACCTGATCATGCACGTGCGGCGGCTCGACGTCCCTGGTGCGCTGCGGGAGCTCGAGCAGATCTGCAACGCGAACGTTGTCCCGCTGCGCCCGCCCGGACCGCCACGCGACGCCCCCGATGCCGCAGCACTCTGGCGCGAGCTGTCGACCCGCGATGTCGCCGGAGAGGCCTACCTTGTGTCTCGCGGGCTCGCGGGGGCGCCGGTGCGGTTCAACACCGGCGCCTCGTCCTCCAAGTGGCTCTGCCATCGGGCCCGGGATGGATACAGGCTCGCGCTGCCGCTCTTCGATACCCAAGGAGCGATCGTCTCCCTGCAGTTGCGCTCCGTGGTCGCCGGAGTGCCGGGCAAGGACGCGAAGCGGAGCCTGGCCGGCGTCACATACCCGCGCGACGGTGTCGCGATGGGCGACGTCGGGCGAGCCCGTACCGACCCGCGCGTCTACTTGGCCGAGGGCATCGCCGACACCCTGGCGCTGCAGCTCGCCGGCGTGGCAGTCGTCGGCGCGCCAGGTTGCGACCAACTCAAGCGGCTGGCGGCCTTCCTCGGCAACGCGAAGGGTCGCGAGGTCGTCCTCTGCCCGCAGAATGATCCCGCTCCGGCGCCGGGCAAAAAGGGTAGCCAGTCCCAGACCGCCTTCTCCCGGCTCGCCGGCAAGCTCCGCGCGGCGGGCGCCATCGTGTTGCGGCTCACCACCCCGGCGCCGCACAAGGACCCCGCCGACTGGCGGCTAGAAGTGGGGCCGGAGGCCTTCGCCGCGGCAGTCCTGTCGGGGCCCGCCGAGCTGCCGCGCGAGCCTGGAGCAGATGACGACGACGAGGGGCCCGGCGCCGAGATCCTCCAACTGAACCCGGGCGAGCCCGGCCAGCCAACCGACGACCTCCCCGAGATCAAGATCACGACCAAGGAACACTTGGTGAATGACCAGGCGGTCGAGGCGCTCGCGAGGGACCAGAACGTCTATCAGCGAGCGAACCTCCTCGTGCAGGTCATCCGCTCTCCGGACAAGTCAGATCCGACTGGGCTCAATCGGCCGCCTGCCACGCCGCGGATCAAGGCTCTGGCCATCCCGGTGCTGCGCGAGCGCCTGACTGCGGTGGCGGTCTGGAAGAAGTGGTCGAAAGGCGAGCACGCCTGGATGCCGGCGCACCCGCCGGAGTGGGCTCCGAGCGCCATCCACGCACGCGGCACGTGGCTCTCGGTTCGGCCGATCGCCGGCGTCGTCGAATCTCCCGTCCTCCGCCCGGATGGCAGCGTGCTCGATCGGGCCGGATACGACGCGGCGACCGAGTTGATCTACGAGCCCAACGCCGACTTCCCGGCCGTGCCCGAGCATCCCACCATCGACGCCGCGAAAGCAGCCGTGGAGGAGCTGCTCGAGGTCGTCTGCGACTTCCCATTCGAGAAGCCCGAGCATCGGTCTGCCTGGCTCGCCGTGATGCTGACCCCCTTCGCTCGCCACGCCTTCGCCGGCCCTGCCGTTCTGACGCTCATCGACGCCAACAGCCGCGGCGCCGGCAAGTCGCTCCTCGCCGACATCGTCTCGACGATCTTCTGTGGTCGCCCGATGGCGCGGATGAGCAACACGAACGACGAGCCCGAGATGGCCAAGCGCGTCATGTCCATCGCTCTCGCCGGTGATCCTCTCGTGCTGATCGACAACGTTGAGGGGAAGCTCGGGAACCAAATCCTGAACAACGTCCTCACCTCCGAGGTCGTGCAGGACCGAATGCTGGGCACCAACGAGGTTCCCAAGATCCCGATCTCCACGATCTGGCTCGCCACCGGCAACAACGTCCAGCTCGACGGCGACACCACCCGGCGCACCCTCCATGTCCGCCTGGCGACCGAGCTCGAGCGGCCGGAGGAGCGGAGCGGCTTCCGGCACCCCGACGTGCTCGCCTGGGCACGCGAGAACCGTCCCCGCCTCGTGCGCGCCGCGCTCACCGCCTTGCGCGCGTACTGCGCCGCCGGTCGTCCTGACCAGAATCTCAAGGACTGGGGCTCATTTAGCGGCTGGTCACGCCTCATCCGTCACGCGATCGTCTGGGCCGGTCAGCCCGACCCAGGGTTAACCCGAGAGGAGTTGGCCAGCGCGGCCGACACGGAGTCCGAACTTCTTGACCAGCTGATCGCCGGCTGGAAGCAGCTCGACGTCTTTGGCGATGGTCTGACGGTCCGCGACGCCCTTCGGCGCGTCGAGGGAGCTCCGCACGAACTGAGCGTCCTCAAAGACGCACTTGAGAACCTCTGCGGCGGCAAGACTCCGACGATCAGAGTCGTTGGAAATAGGCTTAAACACTTCAGAGATCGTGTTTTGGGTGGCGAGTTCCTGAGCATGAGAACCAACAGAATGGGGTTCGCGGTGTGGGCCGTTAGGAGTACATCAAGTAAGTGAAACACCCGCAGACTCTGCAGAGTCTGCTGACTCTGTCTACCCCGAGGCTGGGAAGAATCGGACTCGTCAAAAATTATGGCAAAACGCCAATTCTCCCAGGAAGGGTTGCACGAGAATCAGCAAAGTCCGCAGAGTCAGCATGGATAACACCCAAGAAAGATAAGACCAATGTCGCAAGCCAGAACAGCTTTCGAAGCGCTATCGGATGACCGCCTCTCCGGCTCCGAGATCGACTCGATCCGCCTGCTCTTCTCGGAGGCGCGCGGGTTGGTCGGGGTCCGGAGCCCCCATGCTGGGATCGTAGCGGGGAGTATGTTCGAGCCGATCGGGCGAGGGGAGGCGGCCTGGATCAAGACGAGCACGACCGGGGGCTGGACGGAGGATGTGGGGCTCCGTTGCGGGCCGATCTTCGTGGGAGCGCCGTCGCACGAGGGGTCAGGCTACGAGATCGACGACCGGCACCTCGCCGTGGTCCGGCAGCTCGCCTTCGTTGAGCGCATCGTCCGAGAGGCCCATCGACGGACGCCCGGCGCTGTCCAGGTGCTCCAGGCGGTCTACGTGGAGCCTCCTGTGCGGGCGCTCGTGGCGTTCGACGAGCCGGGTGAGCACGGAGCGCGGCTGTCCGGGATCGTGGCTCGAGGAATGGACCGCATGGCGAGCGTGGCGCGTCTCGCCGAGGATCCGGCCGCGGCGTGGCTCGTGCGCCTATCGGCGCGGGTGAGCAGCCGGAAGCGCAAGCAGGCCGACGCGCGGGCCGTGGCGGAGATCTCACGGGAGGCCGGGGCGATCGTGGCTGCCGCCTCTCGGGCCTGGCGCGCGGCGCGAGTGGGGGTGCGACGTGGGTGAGCTGCCGAGGATGATGTCGGTGCGCGGACTGCTGCGGCTGCTGAACCATGGCGTACCGCCAGGCGCCCCCGTGAGGGTGAGCCGCAAGATGCTGCGGCGTATGTTGGTGCGGCAGGGGATCAGGCGTCCAGGGCAGGCGACCGAGACCTTGTGGCTGTGGGAGCTCGAACAGCACTGGCCGGAGGTCGTGGCTGCGCTCCGAGCACGATGGGGCCCGGAGGTATCGCTCGAGCAGTTCGCCAAGGACTAGCGAGACAATGGTCTTGTGTGTGTAGGTAGCATTTTCGCCCCTTCGCGGCCCTTCCGTTCCTTCGCGGCCCTTCCCGCCCCATTTTGCCGCCTATATATATGGGCCTTCGCGCAGATCCCCCAGTCGTCAGGGTGCTCCGCCTGGTCGGCGCTGGCGTGCTCCGCCGCCCCGCGTTGCCCCGGCCGGCGTCCACCCCCGAGGTGGCCGACTCTCCTCCTCGACGTCGCAACCTGCGCGACGAGATCCTCGAACTCTTCCCGCCCGCAGCCGCTCGGCTCGCAAGGGCTGCGTAGAACCGAAGCACACCGACGCGAACTGACGCAGGACCGAAGCGACCATGCGCAAAGCCATCCCGCCAGACGTTGAGCCGGAGGTGATGGCAAAGGCCGGCGAGGGCCTGAGCACCCGCCAAATCGCGGCGTGGCTCACCAGCGAGCGCGGCATCAAGGCGAGTCCCGCCGCAGTCCTCCGCTTGCTGACCCGGATCACTGCGGAGCGCCGCCCGATCGCCGATGCCGTAGCCCGCGAGAAGCTCGCTGGGACGATCGCCCCCGACCTCGACGCCATGGCCGGCCTCGAGGCCCGGTCGGTGGAGATGGAGCAGCGACTCTCCAAGCTGCTCGAGAAGCTCGCCGACGAACCCGAGCTGCAGCTCCGCGCCATCGCCGAGCATCGCAAGGAGCGCATCGAGCAGCGCGAGCTGTACACGCGGCGGCTCGAGATGGCTGGAGCCGGCGGCGATCAAGCGGCCGACCAGGGCGCTCTACAGGCCGAGTTGCTCCGCTCGATCGAGGCCGAGGAGGGCGCAAAGGACTGACCGATGGACCTGCGCTCACGTCTGGCGGCGCTGCCGCCGCACAAGCGGGCGCGGGCCCTCGCGAGGGTACGGCCGGAGGCGCTGCTTGAGTTGAGGCGGCTCACGGAGTCGCTCCTCGACTTCATCCCGCGCGTGTCGCCCCGGCTGCAAGCGCCCCGGCACTTGAAGCCCTTGATCGACCTTCTGCAGGCGGCAGAGACGGAGCCGGTTCGCGCCACCGTCTCGGCTCCGCCGCAGCACGGCAAGTCGCAGGCGTGCATGCACGCCCTGATCTGGATGCTACGGCGGAACCCAGCCAAGAGGCACGGCTACGCCACCTATGAGGCGACCTTCGCAGAGCAACAGAACGAGGAGCTCCAGCGGATCGCCGACCGGGCCGGGCTCAAGTGGACCGGCAACCGGACAAGGTGGCAGACGCCCCAAGGCGGCGGCGTGGTCGCTGCTGGCATCGGGGGTCCCCTCACCGGCAAGCCGATCGACGGCGTTCTGCTCGTAGACGACCCCGTCAAGAACTCCGTCGATGCCAACAGCTCCGTCATGCGGGAGCGGACGGACGAGTGGTTCAAGACGGTCGCCCTGACCCGCGTTCACCCTGGCGCCTCGGTGATCGTGGTCCAGACCCGGTGGCATAGCGACGACCTGTCTGGCCGACTCGCCGGCCGCAACTGGCGGCGCATCAACCTGCCGGCCATCTCTGACGACGGCACTGCGCTCTGGCCCTCCGGTAGGTCGGCGGAGTTTCTCGCCGACGTGCGACGAGACGTCGGCGAGTACATCTTCGCATCCCTCTACCAGGGCGAGCCCCGTCCCCGCGGCGGATCGGTCTTCACCGACGCAACGCTCTGCGAGGACGTCCCGAAGTCCGGCCTCCGGTACTCGATCGGCGTCGACCTCGCCTACACGGCGAAGAGCCAAGCCGACTACTCGGTCGCGATCGTGCTTGGGCGCCCGCCGCCGGCGATCGACGCGCTCGGCCGTCCGCTCGAGGATGCGAAGGCCGGCAAGTTCTACGTCGTAGACGTCATCCGTAAGCAGGTCGCCGCACCGGCCTTCAAGAAGGACCTGCGGACCCTGGCACGGAGGTATCCGGGCGCGACGATGCGCTGGTACGCCGCCGGCACCGAGAAGGGCTCGGCCGACTTCATGCGGCAGGCCGACCTAGAGGGTCCCGGCGTAGCCCTCCAGGTCCTCGCCCCGCGCGGCGACAAGTTCGTGAGGGCCCAGCCACTCGCTGCGGCGTGGAACGCGGGGCGCGTGCTCGTCCCTCGAGGCGCCGCGTGGGCCGAGGTGTTGGTCGGCGAGCTCGCCGAGTTCACCGGCAACCACGACGCACACGATGACCTCATCGACGCCGCAGCAGCCGGATTCGACGTGCTCGCAACGCCCGGGCCTGGCGCCCTGAAGAACTCGATCTCAATCCTCGGGTGATCCCGAACCGGAGCAGCAGATGATCGCCCCGACAAAGATCTTCGCCGCCTCGCTGGCAACCTCTGGCGCGGCCATGATCGCGCAGGGGATGTCATCGACCCCGTCCCAGATCGCATGGGTGCTGGGCGGCCTCGTCGCGATCGGAACCGCCGCCGGCTCCGTCATCGTCTCGTACTTGACGGTGCAGGGCTGGGTGAAGCGGACCGCGGCGGCAGAGGCGCGAGAGGCCATCGACCTCCACTCGAAAGAAGCGGCCGGCCGGACCCGTAACGCTGTCGCCGAGGCGATCCAGCAGGCCGGCGCTCAGCAGGCCTCCGCCCTCCGCGACCACATCCACGAGGAGCGCGGCATCTTCGCCGCGATCCAGACCGAGCAGCAGTACCAGCGCAGCCAGAACGACCACATCATCGCCGTCGTCGAGTACCTCCGCGGCGACTCCAGCCCCTCGATCCCCCGGCTGCCGGCACTGGCCGCCAACCAGAAGCTCGACTCGTCCCCGGGCAAGAAGTAGCCCACCGCAGGAGCCCACAATGTCCGACTCTCTCGTTCGCAACATCGACAGCTTCGACCCCGTGATCCAGGCGCTCGTCGCCCAGCACAACGCCCACCGGAACGACCTCAAGAACCGGGCGTCGCTGGTCCACCTCGACAACAACGCGACGACCGACGCCTCGCCGACCGCGGCGGACCTCCCGACCGTCCTCGTGATGGCGAACGCGCTGAAGGCCGAGTACAACGCCCACATCGCGCTCGCCGACGCGCACATCGCCGCCGACGCCACCAACGTCGTCGCCGCCGCGACCGCCGTCGATCAGGCGACCGCGAACACGCTCCTCACCGCCATCAAGACCGCCTACAACGCCCACTGCGCGCAGGCCGGCGTCCACATCAACAACGACGCGGGCACCGTCGCCACGGCGAACGCGATCGACCTCGCGACCTCCATCGCCCTCGGGAACGCCCTGAAGACCGCCTACAACGCGCACATCGCGAAGGCGGCGAGCAGCACGAAGATCACGCTCGGCGCGATGTAGGACTGCCATGAAGATCTCCGTCCTCGACCAGCGCCACCCGAGCTACGACGCGCAGGAGTGGCTCATCCACCGCGCGCTCTACGCCGGCGGGAAGGCCATGCTGTCCGAGCCGGTGATCTCGCTGCTGCTCCACAGGGGCGCGAGCGAGCCCGGGCGCCAGTACGACGCCCGCAAGAAGCGCGCGCACTACGTCAACCACGCCTCCGGCATCGTCGACTTCTTCGTCGCCGGCTTCCAGACCGCCGAGTGCGAGGTCACGAGCGAGCCCGAGGAGCGCGACGCCTTCTGGTCGGACTTCACCGAGAACTGCGACGTGCAGGGCTCGGACCTCAACCAGTTCATGGCCGGCCGACTCCGCGATGCGATGATCACCTCGCACGGCTGGGTGCTCGTCGAGTTGCCGGAGCGCCCCGGCGAGTCCGAGCCCGCCAGCATGAGGGACGAGGACGACGCCGGCCTCCGCCGCGCCTACCTCGTTCCGCTGCCGGCCGAAGCGGTCGTCGATTGGGAACTGGACGACGACGGCGGCCTCCGCTGGGCGATCGTCCGCTCCGTCTCGGCGTCCCGGGTCGATCCCGAGCAGCCCCGCGGGCTGGAGGTGATCACCTGGACCGCCTACTCCGCCGCCGGATGGAAGCGGTGGTCCTGGCAGCAGACGAAGCCGGGCCAGGAGCCCCGCGGCGACGACGAGGCGCAGCTTGTCGGCGAGGGCCGGCACTCCTTCGGCGCCGTCCCGCTCGTCGATCTGGCGCTGCCGGACGGGCTCTACCTGCTCGGGAAGACCGCGAGTCAGGTGATCGAGATGTTCAACGCCCGCTGCTCGTTCGCCTGGATGTGCTACGTCGCCGCCCACGCGACGGTCGTCCTCAAGACCCTCTCGGACGACCTCGACGGCAAGACGTTCGGCAACGGCTACGGGATCCGCATCGACCCGACCGACGACGTGTTCTACCTGGAACCCAAGGGCACCTTCGCCGACGCGCTCCAGAAGCGGGTCACCGAACTCAAGGACGAACTCTACCGGGTCGTCCACCAGATGGCGCAGGCGCACGACGGCTCGGCGCAAAAGAGCAGCGGCGAGAGCAAGCGCCACGACCGAAGCTCGACCGAGGTCATCCTCTCGGCGTTAGCGCAGTACGAGGCGCGGGCCCGCGAGCAGATCTTGTCGCTCGTCTCCTCCGGGCGCGGGGAGAAGATCGCCTGGGCCGTGAAGCCCGCCGACAACTTCTCGATCGACTCGACCGGCGAGGTGCTCAAAGAGGTGCAGACGGCGGCGGGGCTGAACGTCCCGTCCAAGACCTTCGCCAAGGCGATGTACATGAAGGCCGTCACGGCGCTCCTGCCCGATATGCCGGAGCAGGATCTGAACCAGATCCGGGAGGAGATCGCCGAGGCGATCGACACCGGGGCTCAGCCCGGGCTCGTCGTGTCCGGCGGCCTCCACGCCTCCGGCGGCGGCGTCGCCCAGGACATCGGCGCGGGCGGGGCATCCGGCGGCTCCGACGCCTCCGGCTTCGACGCCGGGCAGCGCGCGAGCGGGATGACCGGCGGGCCGCCGAAGCGCGGCGGAGACAACGCCGGGGCCAGGGTCGCGACGTAGTTCGGACGGGAAAACTCCATGCCAAACCAGAACACGAACGCGGCCCTGGCGGGCGCGACAGGCGGCGCTTCGCTCGTCACCGTCCAGGTCGACGGAGCGGACTTCCAGACCGTCCGAGAGCCCGATGGCTGGATCGGCGTGGTCATCAAGCGCCTCAGTGAGCGGTTTGGTCTGGGCGTGTCGGCGCAGCTTGAGAGGATCAAGACGGCCGCATGGGCGCGTGATGATTTGGGTAATTCAGTCGTGCGGCAGTGCCGCACAACTGGTGCTGACGGCAAGAGCTACCGGATGGCGTGCCTGCCTGCCGAGCTGGTGGCCGTCTGGGCGGAGACGCTTGACGCGAGCGCGATCTCCGACCCCGGCCTGCGCGAGGCGATGGGTCGCCTGCAGCGGATGGGCGCGAAGATCCTGGATGCAGGATTCCGCGGCTCTCCGGTGGCGCTCGTTACGGCCGAGGCCGCAAAGGAAGCCCGCGAGCAGCGCGACATCTTCGCCGAACTGATCGAGAGCAATCAGCAGATCCTCGGCAGGCAAAAGAGGGCGGACGATCTCCGGGACGTGATCGCCGCGAGGCTGCGTCTGATGCCGACGACCGAATACCTCGACGGGGTGCTGGAGCAGAAGGCCGACAAGTCCGACGTGGATGCCGTCGCCGCGCAGTTGCGGGCGGAGATGGACGCGCTGAAGGAGCAACTCCGCCAGCACGACGACGAGGCGAAGCCGCCCGATCCCCCCACGAAGAAGACCACGGACGAGGCGTATGCGGTCGTGGCGCGCTTCTATGGCGGCTGCTGTCCCGTGGACAGGCAGACCGTTCTCATCACGCCGGACGGCAGGCGAACGGGCCGCGGCCACATGGATCACTTCCGATCGAAGTCGATCGGTCGGCCCGATGCGGTCTGGCTCGTCGCTGACTCGACCAACCTCGCGCTCAAGGAGCCCCGCAGCCCGGAGCACCAAGCCGTGTCGGCCGCCTTCGACGAGTACCAGCGCCTCCGCCGCAGGGTGGCCGAGGAGAAGACCGCGGCAGCGCACGCGAAGGCGGCGGCCGCGCAGGCGGCGGAAGACGCAAAGGCGCGCCGCGCCCGGGAGGACGCCGAGTTCGTAGCTCGCCAGCGGGCCGCGGTGGCGTCCACTTCCACGGTCGAGCCGTTCCTCCCACCCGACCAACGGGAGCAGCTCCCCCTCCTGTTCTCGTAGGCGGTCCCCGTGCTCACCGTCGAGGAGCTTCTCGCGCGGCAGTCTGAGGAGATGCAGGGCCTCACGGCCGAGCGCGTCGCCGCGGTGCTGCGGCTCTACCGGGAGACGCGCGCCGATCTGCTCCAGCGGCTGGAGATCCTGGAGGACACCGGGCGCGGCGACCGATTCACGGCGCAGCACTACCGGAACGCGCTGCTCCAGATCGAGGCCGGCATCGAGACGATGGACGGCCGGATGACCGGGCAGCTTGTGGACGGCCTCGGCATCGCGAACCGGATGGCCGGCTCGCACCTCGCCCAGCAGGTCGCGGCGGGGCAGAAGCAGTGGCGCGGCACGGTCCGCCCGCTGCCGACCTCGGTCGCCGTGGCGATGCGCGAGGGCGAGACGCTGCTCCTCCCGCAGTTCAAGTCGAGCGTCGACCGCTACGGCAACGAGTTGATCCGCGGGATGCAGCAACGCATGGCGATCAGCCTCCAGGCGCAGGAGTCGCTGTTCGAGACGCGGAACAGGATCTTCAAGGACTACCTCCAGCCGCTCCGCACCGTGAAGATGGGCCGGGAGATGGTCCCGCCGACGGCGTACTTCGCGGAGCGGATCGTCAGGACCGAGTTAGTTTCGAGCTACAACGTCACCTTCAACGCCCACCTGGATCAGGCGGCGGCGCAGGACCCGAAGCTCCGCCGGCGCTGGTCTTCGGCGCTCTCGGAGCGCCGGACCTGTCCGGTGTGCCGGCAGATGCACGACCAGACCGTCGACACGGGCGAGCCGTTCAAGGTGCCCGGCGGCGGGACGGTGATGACGCCGCCGGTTCATCCGAACTGCGCGTGCGCGTGCGTGGCGTGGAAGGACGTGTGGGATAAGGCGGCCGTGCCGACGCCAGAGTTCCACGATGGGAGGCCTCCGCCCGGCGCTGCGCAGCCGTTCTGGAAGATGGAGCCCGGCGACGCCGTACCGGTCCGCGATGGCGGCGGACTCGCCAGCGCTCCTCCAGAGACGATCAAAGTAGCCAAGCAACTCGCCAACCAGGGCAACGAGGTCTTCCTGAGGCCGGAACCGGGCGGCCGGCGAAGTCACGACGCAGCTGTGAATCCGCCGCGCGGCAACGTCGATCTCAATCGGGTCGAGTTGACCGGCATCGAGAAGCGCGACGCAGATCACCAGACCGTCAAGAACAGGATCGAGGACAAGCACCGGAGGAATCAGGGAGCGGATCAGCTCGTGATCGGTGCGCCAACCAGTGACCTGACGCGCGAGGACGCGATCACCGGCGTCGCGCGTGCGTGGGACAACATCCGGGGCGAGTTCTCCGCCATCAGGATCATGGGCAAGTCCTTCGACTTGACGTTTTGGAAGAAACCTACCAGGATCTAGGCGATGGACACCCACCTCTTCGTCGGCATGAGCGAACGAGTTCGAGAGGCAGCAGAGAGGCTGGCGTCTCTCGGTGGGATGACCGTCGAATCGGCCAACGATCCGCGGTTCCAGGAAGACCTGACCCTCTCCTCGCCGGGCACGACGTGGCGGCTCTACCGCCACACGCTGTCCAGCGAGCCAGGGCTAGACTTCGAGCGATACCAGCTGGCGCTTGCTGGCGACAGCGACAGCGCAACGGCGGAGGCGCGGCGACTCTTCGAACGACTCGCACGACTCGACGTTCCGGTGATGCTCACTGAGAACCTGGAGACGAAGCTGGCCGAGTTCCACCCGAAGCGCTCCGCGGCCTGACCTCTTCCGTCGTGCCCGCCGCCCTCCCCCACCTCTGCGGCTCCTGCTCCAAACCCATCACCCCCGGCTCCCTCCGCTGCAAGCACTGCGGCGCGGCGTTCCGGGGCAAGAAGGCAGAGCCGCAGGTCGAGGTGGCGCCCCGCGTCGAGATGCGCGGCGCCGGCTTCTCTGTGTCGGCGGACCTGATCAGGCAGTTGCTGGACCGCAAGAAGTAGCACCACGGGCGCAAGCCCGAACGCCCACGTCGAGCGTATCGGCGAACGGCCGCGCATCCAGCGCGCGCTGAACCCAGAGGCACAACATGGCCGAAGCAACCACCCCCGCTCCGGGGCAGGGCTCCCCTGCGTCCGGCGCCGAAGGCACGCCCCCGCCCGCACCGCAGTTCGTCACCGCCGAGCAGTTGAACGCGGCGATCGGGTCGCACCTCAAGCGGCTCAAGATCCCGGGCGCCGACGACATCAAGTCGGCCGCGCTCGAAGCCTTCAAGGCCGCCCGCGAGGCCGAGGCAGCCGAGGCGGCAGCGAAGAAGGACCAGCAGTCGGGCAAGGCCGGCAACGAGGCGGCACCCGAGGTCGTCGCCCTCCGCAAGCAGGTCGAGGCGCTGACCAAGAAGCAACTCGACGCCGAGGCGAAGGCGCAGCGCATGGAGCAGGAGAACCAGATCAAGCTCGACAACGAGTTGGTCCTGCGGACCCTGGAGTCGGGCGGCGTCACCGGTCAGCGGGCCCGTGTCGCGCTCAACCACCTCCGCTCCGAGGGATTCATCCGGCGCGGCGACTCCGGCCTGACCTTCGTCACGGGCGACATGGAGTCCGCCCTGGCCGACGGCATCGGCACGTTCCTCAAGACCGACGAGGGGAAGCTCTTTCTCCCCCCGTCCGGCGCGCAGGGCGCGGGCACCCGCACCCCCGGCGTCGCGGCGCAGAAGCCCGGCAACGCCAACCAGCAGGCCATCAACGATTTCCTCTTCGGCAGGAGCGGCTAGACCGCGCGCAGCACAACCACAGCACCCAATGAGCCCACGGCCGAGGCGGGGCGGGTGCCACACAAAGGAGTACGACAGTGGCAAACGATCTCGCAGCGATCAGCGCGGCGCTGACCCAGGAGTTTCAGCCCCGGGTCACCCGCACCGTCAACCGCAAGTCGATGGCCGTGCGGCTGCTCAGCATCCGCAAGGGCTTCGGACAGAACACCATCTGGGCCGTGGAAACGAGCGGCGCAGAGTCGACGGCCGGAGCCGCCGTGGAGGGCGCCGACATCTCGTCCTTCGCGGCCGACGTGAGGATGCCCGCCTCGCTGGCCTGGGGCCAGTACACCGCCGCGGTGAAGCAGAGCGGCATCGCCCTGGCGGCGGCGGCGTCCACGATGAACCCCGACGACCTCCGCAACCTCTTCGGGCGCGACATCGACAACGCGGCGAACGCCCTCGTCTCGCAGTTGAACAAGGACTTCCACACGCAGAACGCGGGAGCGGGCGGCGTCCAGCCGATCGCGTCCTTCGCCTCCGCCGTGGCGGCCACCGGCACCTACGCCGGCATCAACAAGGGCACGACCTCGCTGTGGCAGGGCGTGGTCAACGCCAACGGCGGCACTCCGCGCCCGCTCACCCTCGCGCTGATGCGGGCGGTCCGGCGCCAGCTCTACATCAACGGCGAGCCGCCCGACGTGATCCTGGCGAGCCCGGCGCAGTTCGACGCCTACGGCGCGCTGCTCGACTCCCAGCGCCGCTGGGTGGACAACCTCCGCGTGGACAAGGGGCTCATCAAGCTCGACGCCGGCTATCAGGCGCTGGAGTTCGAGGGCATCCCGGTCCTCCGCGACAAGGACATGGCGGCGGGGTCGATGTACTTCATCAACTCCAAGCACCTGTACTGGAGCTACCTGCCCGACGCGCTCGTCCCCGGCTTCCCGGCCATCGCCGAGAAGGTCGCCGAGGGCAGCATCGACGAGCCGGCATCGCTCCCCTGCGCCGTCGTGGCGCTCGGCCGCACCGGCGACAGCATCAAGGCGTTCCTCAAGGGCTACTACCAGTTGATCTGCGAGCGCCCGAACCTCATGGGCCTGCTCTCCGACCTCTCGTAGTCGCTTCCGTAGTCACCGGCCGGGGCTCGTTCGCGGGCCCCGGCCTCCAACCCCAACAGCACGGAGTCTCAGATGGCACTCGTTCAGGGCGCAGGGCTCGAAACCGAGGTGTGGCACCTCCCCGCCAAGGTCCCCGAGATCGACTGGAACATCGCCAAGCCGACCGGCAAGCAACTCGACGCTCCGCCCCAGGTCACCTTCGAGTTGGACGGCGCGAAGTTCACGGTCAAGATCGGCGACGAGGTGGCGATCCCGGCCTCCCTCGCATACGCCCTGCCGATGCTCGCCCCGCAGTTGGTGAAGGGCGCGGCCCCGAAGACGAAGGCGGCGTAGTCCCGTGGCGTTCACGTCGGACGAACTCGCCAAGCTGCGCTTCGTGCTCGGCTACGCGAGCACCCCGGCGTGGGCGAACACATGGCTCGACTCGACGATGGCGACGGTCGCGGCGGCATCGCCGGCCGACCAGACGCTCGTCCGGGCACAGCTAGCCGAGATCACCCTGATTGAGGCTCAACTCTCCGAGGCCCGCGGGCGGCTGAAGGCCGACGGGCTCGAAGGCATCAAGCTCCGCGGCCGCGAGGAACTCCAAGACCTCCGCCGCGAGGCCAGCCTGTACGCCGGCGCGATCGGGACCGTCCTCAGCGTCGAGAAGGTCGGCGACCCCTACCTGGGCGTCTCCGGCGGCGGCGCGCTGCGCGTGGGGTGAGGCGATGGCGACCCTCGTCGAAGGACTCCTTCCGCTCATCAACGACACCCGGCAACTCGCGGCCGACCTCGGCGCGAGGCCCTACCGGGTCTTCGTGCGCGTCTCGTCCTGGGACGGCGGCTCTCCGTTCGTGGGCAACCAGACCGACGAGGACACCGAGCTACTACCGCGGCCCCGCATCTCGGAGGTCGCCGGCGACGGCTCCGTCTTCGCCCAGAAGGCGCTGTCCGGCGGCCTCGTGCTGACCGGGCGCCTTCGGATCTCGGGCATCAACCCGATGACCGACTACAAGACGCTGGTCCCCGACTGCGGGCCGCACCAGCGGTCGTACTTCGTCGTCGTCGGAGCAGACGGCGGCCAGATCAACGAGCAACTCTACACGCTCGACGAGGGCCCCTTCCGCCACCTCACGAAGTGGTCCGTCGGCGTCATCAAGACGGAGAACTGACCGTGGCGAGCGTCACGATCAAGATCGACGGGCTCGGCCGGCTCATGGAGGGGATCGCCGGCGACATCACCAAGAAGGTCGACCGCGCCCTCTACGACGCAGCGCAGCGAGGCCGGAAGCTACTCATCGAGCGCACGCCGCTCGGCGTCTCCTCGCAGATGCGGCAGGCATGGAGCGCACCCGAGAAGAACGCCCTCGGCTACCTCGTCCACAACGACGCGCCGCACGCGGCGATCGTCGAGTTCGGCTCGCGGCCGCATATGCCGCCGGTCGCCCCGCTGATCCTCTGGGTGATGCGGGTCATCGGCCCGCGGCTCAAGGACGAGATGAAGACCGTCAAGGCGCGCGGCATCAAGCTCACGAAGAAGGGCGGCACCTGGGAGTCGACGGGCAAGGGCGAGCCGGCGACGGCCCGCGGCGCTCTCGAAAAGGCCGCGACCGAGATCGCGTGGCTCATCGCCTGGAAGATCAAGGCCCGCGGCACCCGAGCCCAGAACATCGCCGGCGGCGCCGAGCCGGAGCTCCGACGCATCGTCGAAGAGGAGCTAGCCCGAGCGCTGGCTGGGATGTGACCGATGGCGAACACCAACAACACCGAGCAGGCCGTCGTCGAGGCCCTCGGCGCATGGCTGATGACGGCCGGCAACGCCGCGCCCTACTCGCTCGGGCTCCTCCAGGTCGCCACGCAGTGGTCCGAGCAGACGCTCCGGCGCGCCTATCCCGAGGCCGAGATCGAGCAGGTTTCCTGGGACGCCGAGGAGTACGCACCCTTTCCCGTCGAAGGCGCGACCGGGCTGCTCCCCGGCAAGATCTGCCTCTGCTACGGCCGCTTCTCCTCGAAGCTCCGCCTCGACTTCTGGATCGCCTCCAAGGGGCAGCGCGCCATCATCGAGTCGGCGATGCACCGGGCCCTGCACTCCGACCCGGCCCGCGGCGGGCTCTGGATCAAGACCGACAGCTACTTCGGCGAGCCCGTGAGCTTCACTCTCGTCTCGAAGGAGCGGCTCGACACCGAGGACGACGTGCGGCGCGGCGTCTACCGCCTCGTCTTCACGATCGAGGCGGAGACGGCGCTCCTCTCGGCCGACCTGACCGCGCCCTACGTCATCCTCGACGCCCGCTTCATCGTGGACGACGACCCCGACTCCGCGACGCTCGCGGCAGCGGCCCTCACGCTCAACCCGGCCGCCCCGACCGAAACCATCCCGGTTCCGGGCGAGGCCGTTCCGGCACCGTTCTCGAACCTGCCGTAGCCCCTCCCCTCCCCCGCCCAGCAGGGCACTTCCGCGTGAGCCCTGCCGGGCTCGCGCCAGCGGAGCTTCGTCATGGCGCAGCCGATCTTCACGAACAACCCTTCCGACTTCGCCGCCCTCGACGGCATCTACATCGACGAGACGACCCCGCCCGGGCGCGTCAACGGGATCAACTCCGGCATCGCGCTCGTCATCGGCGAGTTCGAGCGCGGGCCCGAGGACATCAACAACAACCCGCTCGTCGGGAACTGCGGCTCCGGCGCCGACATCATTGCGCAGTTCGGCGGGCGCGGCGCGAACAAGGAGTTCATCGGCTACCTCGGCCTCGTGAACAAGAAGATGACCTCGCTCCGCATCAAGCGGGTCATCCCGGCCTCGGCTGTCCGAGCCTCCCTGACGCTCTCGGCCGCCGTCCGCATCGACGCGAACTCGAAGGGCGCCTGGGGCAACAACGTCGCCGTCACCGTCGCGGCCGGCACGACCACCGGCAAGCTGATCACCGTCACCTACACGCCGGCATCCCCGGGCGTGCAGCCCGACGTGGAGGTCTTCGACAACGTGCCGGCCACCCCCGCATCGCAGGCGGCGCTGAACGCCGGCCTGCGCGGTGCGAGCGGCGCCGGCGTGGGCGCGTCCAAGTACGTCAACTTCGTGTGGCTCGCCGCCTCGGCCATCTCGAACGCCTCCTCGACGGGCCTCGCCTCGGGCGCGAACGGCAGCGTCGCCGCGAGCGACTACACCGCCGCGCTGACCGCCATCGAGACGAGCGATCAGGCCGACGTGATGATCGTCTGCTTCTCGAACCCGCCCGACGCCTTCCGGGCGACGATCAACGCGGCGATGGTTACCCACGCCGTGAACTTCCCCGGCCAGATCTGCATCGTCGCCGGGCAGTCGACCGACAGCGTGGCGGCGGCCGTCACCACGTCGAGCGCGCTCGCGGACCTTCAGAACCTCATCTACTGCTTCAACCACCCGCAGACGGTGCTCGACGACGGGACCACCGTCACGACGGGCCCGGAGACGTGGCTCGCCTCGCTGCGCTCGCAGCAGCTTCCCGAGTTGTCGGCGGCGGACCCGGACACCGTGCCCATGCTGGCCGGCATCTCGGGGCTCACCTTCCCGTCGCTGACCCGGACGAACTACATCACGCTCAAGGCGAACGGGATCGCCGCGATCGACAGCTACGACCCGGACCTCGGCGGCTACAAGTTCAAGTCGTCCTGCTCGACCTACTGGCCGGTCGCCCTGACCAAGGGGACCGACGAGGGCTACATCGAGCGGCGGCACTTCGCCTCGTTCATCGAACTCTCGGTCGCCCGCCGGCTCAAGGCGTTCCAGAACAAGCCGCTGCCGCTGAACCCGGACGGCACGATCGCCGCGGACCACCTCCAGATCGTGGCCGAGATCCAGAGCTTCTACGCCGATATGCAGGCGAGCGGCCGGATCGCTGGCTTCAAGATCGACCCGATCTCCGGCAACACGCAGAACGGCCTGAACGCCGGCATCTTCGTGATCATCCAGAAGATCAAGATGAACCCGCGCGCCGACTCGATCGTGCTGCGCTCGCAGGTCGGCAACTCCGTCTCGGTCGCGTAGTCGCTCCGCTAACCCACGCCCCCACAAGAGGCTCCAATGGCAACGAACAAGCTGCCGGCCCGTGGCCGACACCTCCAGCTTCGCCTCACCCGCGACGGCGAGGGGATCAAGGTCTTCACCTTCACCAACTTCTCCGCCAAGGAGGACGCCGAGGTCACCGCCTCGTCGTTCCTTGGCGAGCCGACGAAGATCAGCAGCCGCGAGCACAACGGCTGGGAGGTCGAGATCGACGGCGAGATGTCGAACTCCGAGTTCCACGACCTGGAGGACGCCGTGATCCGCCGCGACAAGGACCGGCAGACGCCGGCGGTCGTGAACGCGACCGAGGTCATCTACTACCGGGACGGCTCGAACGGCTCCTGGGCCTACACGAACCTCGCGCTCAAGTTCGACCACAGCGCGCAGGGCCGCGAGGGCTTCATCAAGTTCAAGATGTCCGGCCGCTGCGACAAGCGCGTCGCCCTGTAGCAGCGCACCCGGCGCCGGGGCGGCCCGACCGCCGCTCCGGGCGCCACCTCTCCCCACAACCAACCGGGCTCTGGCGGGCCCGCGGAGCACCCATGATCCACAAGCTGAAGCTGCCGGCGTCCGGCAAGGTCGTTCGGTTCAAGGAACTGACGGGCGACGAGGAGTTGCAGGCGTTCCGGCTCGTCGGCGACGCGGAGCAGTCGATGATGGCGAAGGGGATGCGGATCATCCTCGAACTCGTCCGCCTCTCGATCGTGACCATCGACGACGCGCCGGTGACCTACGAGGCCGTCGTCGGCAAGAAGCTGTATGACCTCCTCCCCTCCCGCGACGTGAAGTTCCTCCAGGCCGCCTACCAGCGGAAGTGCGGCGACCCCTCGCAGGAGGAACTCGACAGTTTTTTCAAGATGGAGTTGGTGACGGAGATCTAAGCGACGTCGTCTCGTCGCGGGAGGCCCGCTTCTGGCGCGAGGCCGGCCTCCTTGCGTACTTCGGCCACCAGCCCCTGTCCGAGATCCGCGGCCTCTGCACCCGCGAGCGCGTGATGCTCTGCGCGGCCGTCGTCCGCATCCACAACAAGATCAACGCAGAGCCAGCGAAGGCCGGCGGAGAGGAGTGACCGATGGCTACCACCACCGTCAGCATCCAGTTCGCCACCAACGCCGCCCTCTTCGCCGACCAGATGGCGAAGATCGTCGCCAGCGCCAACGCAGCGGCGAAGCAGACGGAGGCCGCGGGACACGCCGCCAAGAAGGCCGCCGACGAGATGAAGGGCGCCGCTGAGCACGCGAAGGGCCTGGGATCGGCGTTCCAGAACATGGTCGTGATGGCCGCCAGCTTCTTCGCTGTCGAGCGAGTGAAGGAGTGGACGCACTCGCTCATCGAGGCGTCGTCGAAGTTCGAGCAACTCAAGCTGAGTATCGCCGGGTCCATCTCCGGCACCGGCGGCGCGTCGTTCGCCGCGTCGCAGGTCATCGCCGAGAAGCGCATCGAAGAGTTGATGAAGGCGGCCAAGGTCCAGGTCGGCACCAACGAGGACTACTTCAGCGTCGCCAAGCAGCTAATGGCCCCCGGACGCGCAGCCCACGCGACCAGCGAAGAGATCGTGAACCTGACCACCAAGCTCGTCCCGGTGATCCTGACGACGGAGGGCAAGGAGGGCGTGGCGCAGATCGGGCGCCAAGTCTCCGAGGTTCTGACGCGCGGCATCTCGCCCAATCTGGCGCCGGCGATTGGCCGGATTATCCGCGAAGCAGGGATGACCTTCGAGCAGTTCAACAAGATCAAAACGCAGGATCGGATCCCTGCGCTGACGCGGTTGCTCGGCGGATTCTCCGGCATGATCAAGGCCGGAGAAACGTCCTGGGAGGCGGCGTCGTCGACGCTGGAGTCGAATCTCGCGCTGCTCGGCCGCACGGCCGGAGAGTCGGTATTCGAGTTCTGGAAGAGCACCGTCAACGAGCTGAACGAGTCGATGGAGCGCAACAAGGGCACCATCGATTCGATCGCCCTGACCGCCGGCGCGATCGCGAAGGGCGGCTTCTCGCTGATGGTCGACTCGCTCAAGTGGGTCGTCGAGAACGGGGAGGCGATCACAGGCGTGATGTCCGTCATCGCCTCCGCCGGCGCGGCATACGCCGGCTTCTCCGCCCTGTCCGGCATCATCACCCTGGTCGGCGAGTTCGCGGCAGTCCTCGCCGTCGCCGGAGCCCCGATGATCGCCCTCGCCGCGGCCGCTGCCGCTGCCGTGGTCGCGATCGGCCTCATCGTCAAGGAGCTTGCGAAGATGGCCGGCGACGACGCGAGGATCGGGCGCATCGCCGCCGAGCAGAAGGCGAAGGCCGCCAAGTTCACCGAGGGCGCCTACGCCATCGGCGCCAAGGGCCACCTCGGAGCCGGCATCGACCGCTACGAGGTCGCGACCGACGACTTCTTCAAGAAGAACGGCGCCGGCCAGTATGCCGACACGCTCTACAAGGTCGCGAAGGAGGTCGGCTCGCAGAAGGTCGCCGACCAGTACTGGGGCAAGTACCACACCGCCTCGGACCCGGGCCTCATCGCGGAGCGCGCCAAGCTCAAGAAGATGCTCGATAACCCGGCCGAGGCCCGGATGCACCAGAGCAAGGCCGCCGAGGTCAACGTCAAGATCACGATGGACGTGCGCGACGTGCGCGACCCCGACCGACTCGCCTCGATCACGGCGAAGAAGCTCGCCGAGTTCGTGAAGGCGCCGACGCAGGGACGGCGGGCGCTGCCGGTCGGGGGCTTCTGATGTTCCTCGCCGAAGGCCGCCGGGTCGGCCTCTATGAACAGCCCGACAGGCAACTCTCGCTGGAGCAACTCAACGGCGGGACGGAGTGGCTGAAGTTCTCGGCGCTCGAACAGACGATGCCGAAGGAGTTGCCGCTCGCCTCCGAGAGCCGCGTCTCGACGACCTACTACCCCGGCAACGAGAACGCCTCCGTCCAGATCCTGGGCTCCCGCCGCGACCCGATCAGCCTCAAGGGCCGCCTCGACGACCGCTACATCCTCGGCCAGAAGACCGCGCTCTCGATGATGGAGTCGATGCGGAAGCTCGCCTCTGACGGCTTCCCGGTCATGCTCCAGTGGGGCCCGATCACCCTCGACGGCCTCGTGACGAAGGCGAAGTTCGTCGTCCACCTCGCCGAGTTGATCGAGTACGAGGTCGAGTTCCTGCCGACCGGCAAGCAGCCGGCGATGGTCGTCAAGCCTCCGAAGACGGTCGCGTTCTCGCGCACGAACATCCTCGTGGTCACGGAGCAGAGCAACAAGATCGTGGACCTCTGGGGCATCGTCGGAGACGAGTACGACCCCTACGCTCCCCTCGGCCGGCCGAAGTTCACCATTCCCGGCCTCGCTTTCGCTCGCGGCCTGCTCTCCTCGGTGTCCGGGCTCGTCGACATCGCCGGCTCCTACGTCGACGCCGGCCGGGCTGCCATCGCATCCGTCGAGAACCTCGTCAGCGACACGCTGGACGTCGCCGACGAGGCCGTCCACGTCGTCGCCCGCGCGACCGGCGTCGTTGGCGAGCTTCGCTCCTGGGCGGCGGACGTGTCCAACACGCTCCAGAGCATCGACGCCGACGCCTCGGCCATCGTCCACGACGTGCGCGCAACCTTCGCGGCGGAGGGTTGGCGCAACGAGATCGGCACGGCGGCACGGGACACCGTGGCGATGTCCACGAACCTGATCGCGCAGCTATCCCCGGTCGAGTGGACGAACCCGATCCACATCTCCCGGGACGGCGAGACGCTGCCGAACATCGCCCGCATCTACTACGGCACCCCGATCGGCTGGCAGCGCATCGCCGACGCGAACGACCTGGGCGACGACATCCTGCTCCCCGGCACGATCCTGATCATCCCGCAGCGGTGAGGCGCCGATGCCCTTCTACCCTGCCGCCGTCGTCGACCTGATCGTCCGGTGGGAGCGCGGCACCCGCGGCGTGGACACGCTGGGGCTCGACGGCCCGGAGCGGTGGGTGGCGGAGTCGCCGCCCAGCCCCAACGACTCCGTGACGCTGACCGGCCTCCAGCCCCGCAAGCTCGTCATCGAGTCGAACGACATCCGAACCGCCGACACGATCAAGGACTTGGAGCTTTCCGGTCGCGACTTCCCCTTCGACCCGCGGACCGTGCGCTCCATCGAGGTCGCGGCCTTCATGGGGGAGCGGCCGCCGGACAAGATCTACCAGCCGGCCATCGACGACTGCCTCTTCGTCGGCTTCCTCGACCACTCCGACCGGCACTTCAGCGAGAGCAAGGGGGAGATGATCACGTTCCACGGCCGGGACTTCACCGCCCTCTTCCTCGACAAGAAGTACCCAGGCGCCGTCGCGCCGAGGTCCGGCGACCTCGCGACCGTTCTCGACGACATGATCCACGGCTCCGACCCGGCGCACGGCCACGGGCTGCCGGGGGCCGGCGCCGTCTCGGTGAAGATCGAGGACGGCGTGGGCGAACTCCTCCTCGGGCTCGGCGTGAAGACGCCGGTCAAGGGAGCGAACGGCAAGATCGGGTCGGCGAATGGCGCAGCCTCGATGAACGGCAAGTTCCACGGCGGCGCCGCGAAGGGCGCGGCCGTCGGGGCGCACCACACCTACTGGGACGTGATCCAGGAGATGGCCGAGTCGCTGGGCCTCGTCGCCTACATCGACAAGACCGAGTTGGTCATCACGACGCCGCGGAACATCACCGACAGTTCGTCGGCGGTCGCCGCGGCGCCGCACCTGATCTGGGGCGAGAACCTGTCGAGCCTGACCATCAAGAAGAACTACGGCCGCTTCAGGGCCCCGAACGTCCGGGTCGTCTCGTACCGGCCCGGCGGGCGCAAGACCGTGATGGGCTACTTCCCGCCCGAGGGACACATGATCACGGGCGGCAGCCACTCGAAGGGCTCCGCGGCAAACGGGCAGGCGGACAACAGCGCGTCGGGATCGACCGTCAGCGTGAAGCAGTACCTCGTGCCCGGCCTCGCCTCGAACGCGGAGGCGGAGGCGTGCGCCCGCCGGATCTTCGAGGAGTTGACGACGGCGGAGTTGGAGATCGAGTTCGAGACGCGCGAGATGGGCGTCGCGAGCCACGCCGGGATCACCGGCGCCGGCGGCGCGGCGGTCGCGAACCTCGCCCGGATGCGGAACGGCGACACCGTGTACTTCCAGACGGACAGCCTCCGCGGCCTCCTCGACGGCAAGAGCGTGCCGCAGCGGGTCGAGGCGCTGAAGGCGCGCGGCTACCTGCCGAACGTCGCCCAGGCGCTCGCGCAGCACTGGGACGAGATCGCGCCCTACGGCCTCTTCCGGGTCGTCCGGGCGACGCACGAGTTCGACGCAGAGCACGGCTACAAGCTCCACGGGACCTGCGTGAACTACATCGACATCAGCGGGCTCGTCCCGAAGCAGGCGCCGGTCGCGGGCAAGGGGCTGAAGAAGGCGAAGCCGACGGCGGTTCAGCCGGCAGCGGCCGCAGCCGCGCAGCCCGGGTTCGACGGCGGCGCCTCGCTCCCGATCGCCGCGCCGTCGCTGCCGGGCAACAGCCTGCTCCCGTCCGGTTCCTCGTTCTCGACGGCCTCCGGCCTCGGCGGCGCCATCGCCGGCGTCACCAGCGGCCTGCCCGGGATCTGACATGGACTCCAACATCGACATCTCGGCCCTCTGCGGCATCTTCGGCCGCCCGGCCGGCCGCCCCTGGCTGTCCTACGCGCGGGTGCGAAAGACCTACATCGACCCGATGAACGTCGCCCTCTGGGTCGATGCCGTCATCGAGGAGACGGGGCAGCAGATCACCGCCCGGATGGGTTCGCTCTACTCCGGCCCCGGCTCCGGCCTCTACAGCTTCCCGAACGTGGACGCCGAGGTGCTCGTCGCCTTCCCGAGCCAGGGTGTCCCGGGGCCCGGCGGCGAGGTCGAGCCCGACATGACGATCGGCGTCATCCTCGCCGTCATGCAGGAGGACGCAAGCCCTCCCGGCCAGGGCGACGACGCCCCGGCCCAGGACACGCTGCTCCTCTCGCTCGCGAAGGATCACCGGCTCATCGTCCGGCCCGCCGGCGCCCCGAGCAGCACGATCGTCATCGACACGAAGGCGAACACCGTCGAGGTCACGGCCGACTCGGTGACCGTGACCGCCAAGCAGGTCACGATCGGCGACGGCACCGGCAAGGTCACGCTGAACGGCGGCTCGGCGCCCATCGCCCGCATCGGCGACGCCGTGATCGCCGGCGGCTTCGCCGGGACCATCACCGCGCAGGGCGGCACGCCGAACCCGAACCTCCTGGGGTGATCGATGGGACTTCTGAACCTCGGCATCGACCCAGGCAACGCCGCCTGCACCTCGGGCCTGTCGAAGACCCTCTACGAGTCCCTGCTCGCCCAGCCCGACAACGCCATCGCCGGCCCGCAGCTTCGGGCCTTCGCCTACGCCTTCGCGACCGCGCTCGCCCCCTCGCTTCCGCAGGGCGGAGAGGGCACCCTGCCGGCCGCGGCGACCGACGCCATCAACGCCGCCTCGACCGCGGCCGCCGAGGCGCAGTCGGCCGTCGCCCTGGCGAACTATCAGGCGCAGCAGGCCGCCGCCGACGCGGCGCTCGCGAACGCGGCACTCGCCGACATCGCCTCGGACTCGAAGCTCACGCCCGCCGAGAAGGGCGCGGTGCTCCGCGACTACAAGGAACTGGTCGATGGGCACGCGGCCATCGACGCCGAGGCCAACGTCTTCGGCGTCTCGACCGTCGCCTTCGACGCCGCGATCTCCTCGCTCCAGACCTACATGGCCGGCCTCGGCTCGAACCTCGGCGTCAACGACGCGGCGTGGTCCGCGACGACGACCGACATCGACGGCGCGGTCTTCCGGGCCGCCTTCGCGGGCGCCTACGGGGCCCGGGACACGATCGAGAACGCGATCTCGACGGCAGCGAAGGTTCTCGCCAACGCGGCGCAGGGCACGGCAGACGGGGCGGCCAGCGCGGCAGCCGCCGCGGCCTCGAACGCCACGACGGCGCTCGCGAGCCTGTCCGACATCGCGAACGACAACAAGCTCACGCCCGACGAAAAGAGCGCCGTCCTCCGCGACATCCACGACCTCTACGACGCCCAGGCCGGCATCGACGCCCAGGCTGGAACCGTCTCCGTCTCGACCACGGCCTACGACGCGGCGATCACCGCGCTCCTGGCCTACTTCGGCACCCTCGGCCTCGCGATCGGCTCGAACGAGCTTGCGTGGCAGACGACGACGAACAACATCGACGGGGCGGTCTTCCGGGAGAAGTTCACGGCGGCCTACTCCGCCCGCACGGCGCTGCTCAACGCCATCGCGACGGCGATCAAGGGCCGGGCCGACGCAGCCAAGACCGTAGCTGACGGCGCGGCGGCGGCGGCGTCGAGCGCGGCAAGCGCGGCAGCGACGGCGAACGCGGCGCTCGCGGACATCTCCTCGGACGGCAAGCTGACGCCGGCCGAGAAGCGGGCCGTGCTCTCCGACGCCCACGATCTCCTTGACGCCCAGGCCGGAACCGACTCCCAGGCGGACACCTTCGTCGTCTCGCGGACCGCCTACGACACGGCGCTCTCGGCCCTCTCGACCTACCTCGGGACGCTCTCCCTGACCGTCGGGACGAACGATGCCGCGTGGCAGGCGACGACGACGGACATCGACGGGCCGACCTTCCGGCTCAAGTTCGGCAACGCCTACGCGGCCCGCACGACGCTCCTGAACGCCATCGCCGCGAAGGCCAAGAGCCTCGCGGACGGCGCGCAGGGCACGGCCAACACGGCGGTCGCGAACGCGGCGACGGCGCAGGCCGCGGCCTCGGCTGCGGCGACGCAGGCCGCGAACGCCAACGCGGCCCTCGCCGACATCGCGTCGGACGGCAAGCTCACGCCGGGGGCGGAGAAGCAGCAGGCGCTTCTCGACTTCAAGGATCTCTACGGCAACAACTGGATCATCCAGGCGCAGGCCAACACCTACGGTATCGACCACTCGGCGCTCGACGCCGCCGTCACGTCGCTCTACGGCTACTTCCAGAGCAACCTCGGCTTCACCTGGGGCACGACCAACGAGACGACCTGGGTCAACGCGGCCACGATCACGATCACCGGCCAAGCCTTCCGCGACGTGTTCGCGAACGCCTACGCCGCCCGGACCGCGCTACTGAACGCCGTCGCCTCGGCTGCGAAGGGGCTCATTGTGACCGCGCAGAGCACCGCCGACGCCGCGAACGGCCTCGCCTCGAAGAAGACGGCGACGTTCTTCCAGGCGACGGCCCCGGTGAACGGCGCCGGCGGCTACACCCTGCGCGTCGGCGACGTGTGGTTCTCCACCGACACCGTGACCTCCTGCCCGGACTCCAACTGCAAGGGCCACTCGCCGGACGCGAACGGCAACCCGCAGATCGGGTCGCTGCCGCACCGCTCCACCTTCTGGTCGCACCAGTGGACCGGGGCGAACTGGATCGACGCGAAGGGCTCGCAGCTCCTCATCGCGAGCGAGATTTCGGCCGGGGCGATCACCGCCTCGGCGATCAAGGCCGACGCACTGAAGACGAGCAACTACCAGGAGGCCGACGCCGCCTACCTCGCCGCCCACCCCGGGCTCGGCTGGAGCGTCGGTGATCCCGTGGCGGGAGCGAAGCTCGACAAGGCCGGCGCCGCGCTCAAGGTGGCGCCCGGCAACCTCCAGGTCGGCTCCTTCGTCATGTCGAGCATGATCACGCAGTACTTCGTGAGGATGTCGGGCACCGGCAGCGTCGTCGTCACCCTCGGCGGCACGGTGCCCGGCTCCCGCTACGTCGCCGTGGCCTACGTCGTCGGCCAGTACGACGCGACCGTGTTCGACCCGGGCACCGGCGTCTACGTCCCGGCGCTGACCGGGTTCGCCATCGCCCGCGTCTCCAAGACGCCGACCGCGGTGACCGTCGTCGCGACGCGAACCGTGGACTCCGCGTCCTGGGTTGACCTCGAAGTAGACGTGATCCGCTTGCCGTAGCCCGAGGTGACCATGACCGTCTCCGCCGAAGAGCGCATCCTCGGGCGCGACATCTACCTATCGACCGACCTCGCCCCGGACGGCCGCGGCGGCGTCGCGACGGTGGCCGGGCTCGCGAACCTGCGGCAGGCGATCGAGCGGCTCCTGCTCTCCTCGCCCGGCGACATCTACCACCGGCCCGACTACGGGGTCGGCCTGCGCGACTTCCTGAACAAGCCCGTCACCGACATGGTGGGCAAGAAGATTAAGGCGCGGGTCCGCGAGGTGCTCTCGCTGGAGCCGCGCATCGCGCTCGTCCAGAGCGTCTCCGTCGCGGTCACCGGCGACAACGCCCTCGTCGTCAGCGTCGTGGTCGTTGCCGCCGGCACCACGCTCCCCGTCGTCGCGAGGGTCGCCCCATGAGCACCTACACCCCGAGCTTCACCGACCTCTTCAACGCCGGGCAGGCCCGCGTCCAGCAGGCGTCGCTCTCGGCCGCGAACCCGATCACCGACTTCGCCGACGGCTCCGCGTCCGACCTCCTCATCGGCGCGGCGGCCGCGATGGGCGAGTTGGTCATCCACAAGCTCGTCGAGGATCACCGGCGCCTCTTCTTCGACACCGCCGCCGCGATCCCTGACGGCGCGGACCTCGACAAGCTCGCCTACGACCGCCTGCGGATCTCGCGCGACCCGGCGACCTCCGCGAGCGCGACGATCACCCTGACCCGCCCGAACACCTCGGCGGGCTCCGGCGTCGTCCCGTCCGGCACGAGCTTCACCTCGGTGAAGGATCCGACGACCGGCATCTCGGTCACCTTCTCGCTCCAGGCCGACGTGGGCTTCTCCGGCACCGACCTCACGAAGACCGGCCTCGTCGTCGCGACATCCTCCGGCGTCTCGGGCAACGTCGGCGCTGGCAAGATCACCCAGATCCAGGGCTCCCTCTTCGACTCCTCGCTGACCGTCTCGAACGCCCAGGCGGCCGCCGGCGGCAACGACAAGGAGACGAACGACCAACTCCTCGCCCGCTGCCACTCCTGGGGAGCCGCCCAGCGCCGCGGGACGCTCACGGCGATCGAGTACGGGGCGCTGACCATCCCGGCCGTCCGCCGCGCGACCGCCGTCGAGCAGGGCCGACAGGTGATGCTCTACGTCGGCGACGACCAGGGCAACTCGAACACCGCCATGACCGACTCGGTGAAGGCGATCATCGACCAGTGGCGGGCAGGCGGCGTCGCGGTCATCGTCGCCGGCACGGTCATCGACGACATCGCCGTCACGCTCCAGTGCGTGTGGCAGGCCGGGACGAGCACCGCCGCTGCCCGCTCCGCCATCGCGGCCGCCATCGCCGCCGAGGCAAGCTCGAAGAGGTATGGGGCGGGCGATGTGATCTACCGCTCCGTCATCGCCCAGATCGCGCTCGACCTCGGCCGCTCGCTCGGCCTCCTCGATGTCCAGGTGCTCCTCGGCGTGAGCCCGGCGGCGCCGTCAGCGCAAGACCTTCAGCTTGGGCTTGCCCACGTCCCGCGGTCGGACGTGACGCTCATCAACTTCGCGTGAGGTAGACGATGCCGGCCCTCGCAGGAGCATCGGCGATCCAGCTTGCCGCTGGCGCCCTGCCGAACCACGTCTTCGCGCAGGGGACCTCGGTCCTCGGGCTCGCGGGTCGCGCCGAGGTGTCGGCGGTCGGCAACCACGAGTCGGCCTACTACCTCTTCGTCCGCTCGATCTTCCGCCCGTTCCGCGTGGACGGCGGCGCATCCGAGTGGCTCCTCCGGGGCGCGGCCGCTCTCTTCGAGAAGCTCGCGAACCTCTCCGACCAGTACGACTTCCAGGCGTACTTCTCCCAGGCCGAGGGCCGCTGGCTCGACCTGCACGCGCAGGGCTTCGAGTACTCCCGCCGGCCGGACGAGACGGATGCCGAGCTTCGGACGAGGATGTGGTCGCCGCCGGACGTGACGATGGGCGGGCTGAACCAAGCCCTCACCGTCGCCCACCTCAAGACCGGCCTGCGGGCCGCGCTGGTCGAGTTGCCGATCTCCTTCTCCGCCGACTTCCCCGCGGCGACGCACGACTCGACGCTGCTCGCCCAGATGGTCGCGGGTGGCGGGGCCTTTTGCTTCTCGGCGGGCCAGAGCGGCGCCGACGCCTTCTGCAGCCCGGTTCCCCCGGGCGTCATCATCCACGCCGGGCCCGACGCGACGGTCGAGCAACTCACCGCAGGGATCCAGGCGATCGACGGCGCGAAGGCCGGCGGCGTCGCCTCCGACATCTGGCTCGACCCGCGCTTCTAGGAGATCACCGTGACCCAACACCGAGGCGTGAACTGGAGCGGCGTCGAGCAGATCACCGACGTGGACCTGAACGCCGCGCAGGACCGGCTCTTCCAGGAGATCCAGCGCCGGACGATGGCGATCCTGGGGGCCGGGCTCGACCGCGGGCTGGAGCAGGCGCAAGGGTCGGGCGCAGACGGTCTATTCACGGCCGGCGTCCTGTCCGGGCTCATGGTGGGCAGCATCTCGGGCGGCTCCTCGCCCGTCGTCGGCGTCTTCGCTGGCGAGGCGGTCGTGAAAGCGGCCGACGGCACCTTCGGTTCCGACGAGTCGCGCTTCCGGCTCGCCCGCATCTCGCCCGACGAAGGTATGCCGCCCTCGCGCTACCTCACCCTCGGCACCCCCGACGCCACTTGGGGTCGCCTCGACGTGATCACGATCGCGCCGGCCGTCGCGTCGCTCGCGGCCGACACCTTCACCGTCCCCAAGAAGGTGAACGGCGTCGTCCAGTGGACGAGCACCGCCAAGCAGACGCGGGCCTCGGCAACCCTGCGCGTCTACCAGGGCACGCCCAGCTCGTCTCCCGCGCTGCCTGTCTCCGCCCCGAGCCGCCTCTCCTCGTCCGCGGAGGCGTGGCTCGCGGTCGTCTGGGTGCCGGTCGGTGGCGACATCCGGGTCATGGACGCGCGCACCTTCGCGCATCAGTCGCTCGCCTTCGCCCACCTCCACGGTCGCGTGTCCGGCTTCCAGTTCTCCATCGGAGGCAGCCCGACGCAGTTCAAGCTCGGCGAGGGGATCGCCTTCCTCGACGGCCGGATCGTCGCCCACCCGATCCGCACGGGCTTCTCGGACTCCCCGAGCAGCTACGCCTACATCGGATGGAAGGCCGCCCACGACGCGGGCGACTCCTCGACGCCGGGCTGGCGCTACGTCTACCTCTCGTCCGGCTACGGCTCGATGAGCGACGGGGCCGACCGGATCGTCGTCTCGAACATCGCGCCCGACCGAGCGTCGAGCAGGCCCGTCTCGCGGCTTGCCTACACCGCCGCCCAGAACCCGGTCTGCGCGCTCTCGACCTTCCCCGACAGCCCGTCCTGCGTCTACCTCGGCCGGATCCTGGTCGATGGGACGAACATCACCTCGGCGGTCGCCGACCACGACGATCGAGTGGACGCCGAACTGCATCAGGGCATCGTCACCTTCACCGCTGCGAACGCCCACCAGGGCGCCGAGACGCACTCGGGCCCGGAGGCCCACACCGGCGCCGAGACGCACAGCGGGCCGGAGACGCACGCCGGCGCCGAGACGTTCGTGACGCTCGCCGTGAGCGGGGCGGAGACGCACGGCGGGGCGGAGACGCACTCCGGCTCGGAGGCGCACGGCGGCCCCGAGGTCCACAACGGCACCGAGACGCACACCGGCCTGACCAACTTCACCGGCGGGCTCCAGGTGTCCGGCGTCCCGATGATGCCGCCCGACTTCATCTCGGGCGCCGTCGCCAAGGACACGCCCGTCGCGAACCTCGCGGCGGTCTACAAGCCGATCCAACTCTCCAGCGCGATCTCGCGCTCGATCCCGGCCTCGGCCTGCTCTCTGAGCAGCGACGGCCTCTCGATCATGCTGGCGCCCGGGCTCTACGAGGTCGTCGTCATGCTTGCGCGCTGCTACCTCGCGCAGACGAGCGGCGCGGTCACGGTCTACCTGAACCCGGGCGGGTCCGCCCAGACCGCCGGGACGACGATCAAGGACGTGGGCACCGTCGTCAGCGGCGCCTCCGACCGCAACAACACCGCGAACGCCCTCGTGCCGATGAACTGGACCGGCGTCGTCGATCTCCGGCAGGCATCGGGGCAGACCGCCTTCCAACTCACGCTCAAGACCGACGGCGCGACCTGCACCGTCTACATCGGCGACGGGACCTGGATGGTCCGCCGCATCGGCTAGCCCACCCCGACAAGGAGTCCTCCGATGCTGCCTCTCCCCCCGATCGCGGTGGCCCGCCACCCGGCCGTCCGCTTCTCGCCGCGCATCGCCGCCATCGACACCATCGTCATCCACTCCATGCAGGGCACGATGGCCGGCACCGAGGCGACCTTCGCCGCCCCGAACGCCCAGGCGAGCGCCCACTACGGCATCGCCAAGGACGGCACGATCGTCCGCTACCTCGTCGAGCAGCTCGCGGGCTGGCACGCCGGCAACAAGGCCGTGAACATCCGCTCGATCGGGATCGAACTGGAGGCGACCTGCACCGAGCGGGGCGGCCCAGCCGACCGGGCGCAGTTCACGCCGGCGATGATGCTCTCGCTCGCCGCCCTCTGCTCGGACATCTGCCGCCGCCATGGTGTCCCGCGGCTGCGCGGCACCCCGGGCATCACCATGCACCGGGACATCCCCGACCCTGTCCTCCCGGGCCGGATGGGCGGCGCCGGTCACCACTTCGACCCAGGTCCCTCCTTCGAGATCGACGCCCTCGTGGGAGTGGTCGCGAACGACGTTCAGCCGCCGCCCGTCGGCTGACCCGGGCCGCATCACGACCGCCCGCAGGCTGGCCTCGCGCCGGCCCGGGCACCCCTTTCCCCGAAGCCAAGAGGAGCAACCAGATGCCCGACGCCACCGCCCCCGCCCCGACCCCCGCCTTCGACCCCACGGTCGAGGCTCCGAAGACGCCGGCCGCCGTTGTGGTCACGGCCCCGGCAGCCCCGGCCCCGGGAGCCGCGACGAGCGAGTACGCCGTCACGAAGCTCACGATCATCCTCTCGACCGCCGCGACCATCGTCGGCGTCGCGACCGACTTCCTGCAGTCGATGGCGCCGGCCCTCTCCGGCTCGAAGTGGATGGGCCCGCTGCTCTCGGTCCTCGGCATCGCCGGGACCGTTCTCACGGCGATCGGCTACCAGTACACCCGCGCCAGCGTGAAGGCCGCAGCCCACGCCGCCGCCGGCGACGCCGCCTCGGCCGCGAACGCCACGGCCGCCGCCGCGAACCTCGGCCAGAGCTAGGCCGTGCGCCCCCTCGCCCTGCTGCTCTCGCTGGCGCTCATCGCTCCGGCGAGGGCGCACGGCGAGGAGTTGGTCTTCGCCGCCCCCACCTCCTCCCCGCTGACCTACGCGCCGGTCCGCTGGTGCTGGGTCGGCCCCACGTCCACGACCCTGCTCTTCACGCCCGTCGCCGGGTGCATCGGCGCGACCTCGACGCCCGGCTTCTGGTTCTCCGACCAGAAGGTCGTCCGCATCGACGGCCGGATTCGCTACCTCGAAGACAAGGCCGGCAAGGACTGTTTCGATAACACCGTCGCAGCAGAGAAGAGTTTTCTCGCAAGTCCCGCCGCCGTCCTGCTCGGCGTCGGAGCCAGCCTCCTCCTCGGTGGGCTGGCGGGCTTCTACGCAGCCAAGAAGTTGAATCCGTAATCCCCCGCGGCCCGTCCGCAAATCGAAGGAGTATCGCAAATGTCCATGTCCGCGTATTGCGAGAACAAGGTTCTCGACGCCCTCCACCGTGGTCAGGCGCTCGGCGCCCCCACGACCCTCTACATGGCGCTCTTCACGACCCAGCCGACCGGCAACGGGTCGAACGGCGCCGGCGGCGTCGGCACCGGCAACGTCGAGGTCACCGCCTCCAACGGCTACGCCCGCGTGTCGCTCGGCGCCTCCGGCCTCACGATCTTCAAGTCCACGCAGAACGACTCGCTGGCCTCGACCGGTAACACCGGCGTCTCGTCGAACACCAACGTGATCACCTTCCCGACCAGCACGGGCGCGTGGTCCGCGGGCGCGGCGATCGTGGGCTTCGGGCTCTACGACGCCCTCACCGTCGGCAACCTCTGGGAGTTCGGAACCTGCACCCCGAACACCCTGACCGTCGCGGGCACCGGCGTCACGATCAGCTTCGCCGCCGGCACGCTCACCATCACCGCGACCTAAGCCGCAGGAGGCGACCGTGGCTGCGAACACAACGAACGTCACGATCACCCCGGGCTCCGGGGTGTCCATCGAGACAGAGAACGTCCCGCAGCCCGGTTCCCTCTCGGGGGACCGCCAGCGCGTCCAGATCAGCGGGCGCGCTGGCTCCTCCACGACGGAGGCCGCGAACGACGTGGCGACCGTCCTCTCGGCCGACCCGGCATCAACCGAGTACGGCCTCACGACCCGCATCGCGGGCCGCGTCAAGCCGAGCTACTGCAACACCGCCCCGGTCATCACCGGCGTCTCGGTCGGCCTCACGGCCGTCGCCGTTCCGGCTTCCGCTGCCGCGAACCGGCGGCGCATCCGGGTGCGGAACCTCGACATCCTCAACTCGATCTACATCGGCAACGCCGGCGTCACGATCGCGACCGGCTTCCGCGTGGCGGCCGGCGAGACGTTCGACGCCGCCTACGGCCCCGGCATCGCCCTCTACGCGGTCGCGGAGAACTACGCGGCCGCCGTCGCCGTCCTCGAAGACGTGGAGTGACCCATGCGCTACCTCCTGCTGCTCGCGGCTCTCCTCTGCTTCGCCCTTCCGGCTCGCGCCCAGATCATCGTCCCCGACGCCTTCAGCGCGGCGACGACGCTCGGCGCCCTCAACGCCAACGTCATGCTCGCCGTCGCGGGCCGCCAGGGCGCCTCGGTCCAGTTCACGGGTGGCCCGGTCAACGGGACGCTGACGGCCTGGGCCTCGCGCGACGGCGGCTCGTCCTGGGCCTCGGCCCCCTTCATCGACTCGAACGGCTACGTCTACACGTCGCTCACTGGCTCGGCCATCAGCGCCTTCTCCCTCGGCATCCCGCTCCCGGTCGGCACGACGCACGTCAAGGTGCAGATGACGGCCTGGACGAGCGGCTCCTTCACCGCGACCCTACGGGCGACCTTCAACGGCGGGTTCGTCTCGGCGCAGGCCAGCAAGCGCGGCTTCGCGCCGGTCACGACCGCGATCTCCTGCACGACCGGCGCAACCCCGATGCAGGCGGCAACGCCCGTCAACCGGACGAGCCTCTGCGTCCAGAACCAGAGCGGAGTCGTCGTCTACATCGGGTCGGCCGGCGTCTCGACCGCGAACGGGATCCAACTCAACAACGGCGACTCGTTCTGCGACGACGTGGGTCAGACCCCCTACTACTGCCTCGTCGCCAGCGGCTCGGCGACCGTGCGGATCATGGAGAACTAGCGATGCGCCTCCTTCTTGCTCTCGCGCTTCTCGCTGGGCCTGCCTTCGCCGCGCCCAAGATCAACAGCAGCGGGTTCCTGCCGCTGTCCGGTGGGGCGATGACGGGTGCGTTCACCGCGCCAACCATCTTCATCAACCGGAGCGCGACCACGGCCAGCGGCATCAACTGGTACGTGTCCAGCTACACCGGATCGTGGATTGACTACATGGCGCCGGTGGCCGGCGGGCAGGGTCCGGCTGGCACGCTCACGCCGCCGTCCGGCACCTACGTCACTTCCTGGGCTCGCCGCAGCGTCGTCGAGAGTTCCGTCGGCTATGGATGGACCTGGGAAAGCAACGCGCCGACCGGCGCCGCTCCAGCCATCGTGGCAGAGCTATCCAGCAACACGGGCAACCTCCGAACCATCGGTGCCGGCTTGTTTGGTGGGCCTCTGACCACGTCGGGAACATCCACCTACACGGGCGCCGACAGCTACGGATTCACGGTCAACAATAACGGCACATTCAAAGCATACTCCGGCCTC